GGCCTTAATTTACGAAGAAAATTCGTAAATCGTAATTCGTAAATCGCACACTTGGACACGTAAAAATCGGGGGTTCCAATATATAGAGAACAATATCAATATCTTTCTTCTAGGTAAATGTATATATACCAGGGGGTTATAGCGATTAATGTTATGATGACTTTGATCTAAATCAATCTAACGTAACATTAGCGGTACTTAAGTCTATATATATCAGGCAGTTAGGCGTTTCAGAAAGATTGATATAGATAGCTATCCTTGAGCACCCCCCATTTTTCATGTCCAAGTGTGCAATTTACGAATTGGCGGCCGAAAGTAAAAAAAATGCCCTGTGCGCCATTTAAACCCTATTTTTGAGCCTCACTCGTAACAACTTTAAATTTTGGCGCAATCGTCCACTTCGCACACTTGGACATGAGGGCCATTTCTAGGGCCATAATGAGAATCTCTAGCAATTAGTTTAAAATAGGGTCATGTACGGCCTAGACCACATTTGGCCACAGATCGTAATTAGGGGGGAGCTCAGGGAAGGGCCAGGTACCACGGGGAATGGGGAGGGCTCCTGTGGTACAGGGGGGTACCACGCACCACAGGGGGAATTACGGGGAACCACGAGAAATCATAGGACCCCCCGTGCACCCCTGAGTTACGATAGGGTAGTATTGGATCCCCTGTGGAACGATGAGGTCCCCTGGGGTACGATAGGGAAGATCTCAGGATTATAAGGAAGGGGGTGTTCTGAGATAGTTTCCTTGCCCTTCCCACACATTTTTTCCATTTTTTATTTTTGTTACGTGTAATTACGTGTTATACTCCCTTCTTCCCAAACCAAGGAGCGTGCATGAAAGCCCTCGAAAAAGAGATCGTCGCCAAGCTGAAGACGATCACCAACCGGAGCGACCTGACCCTCAGCGACCTCATGGAGTGGAGCAGTAGCGAAGACATCGTCCGCAAGAACTCCGAGCCCGGCGAGACCGTCTACTACATCCCCGAGCTCGGCCTGTGGGCAGCCGTAAAGGACGCGTAACATGCCAATCACCGACGTCACCGAGAGCAACGACCCCAACAAGCCCGACCTAGTACACGTGACGGTGCCTCTGCCGTCCATGTCCCAAGAAAACGTCAATTCCAGGCTGTCGGTCGACATGCGCACCGCGTGTGTCCGCCTCCGCGTGGACACCAATCACAACACCGCCGTGTACTTCATGGGCCCCTCTGCTGTTCGTGATCTTCACCGGACCCTGGGCAAGATGCTGCAGATCTATGATCTCGCAGAAGAGAAGGGGTAGTGACATGTTCCGTATTTCCGCAGCTGCCAGGCACCAGCTCAGAATGTCGAAGTTCTGGCTCGACATGACCCCTCGCCAGATCGCGCAGTTTCACGCTGCTACCGTGAGCACCCCCATCATCCCCTACGACCTGGTCGTTATGTGCATCATGCTTGTGACCACACAGACCTGTCCGCCAGGCCCCGGCGAATATTCCAACCATCGGATCCTTCGCACCCATGTTCCCGACGTGCCCACGCATCCCTACGCTATCGCGCGTCTACTGCCCCGGCAGCATCAGCACATGCTCATGGACGTGGTGCCTGACGCGCTTACCCCTCTGCCCCGTGCCCAGGACGACGACCAATGATTGACGCCCTGCTCGAGACCGTGGTAACGCCGCCCCTCGTTCTGCTCATACTCGTGGCCATCCTAGGCGTCGCCCGTGTGGTGTACCTCGCCACACGGCCACCGTCGTCAGCCCTCGCCAGAGCCAAGGACGAAGAGTACGCCCGTCGCGTGGCTGAGCACTACCGAGAGCAGCACCGTAAGTACGTGGCGGCCAACGAGCGGCACCGCCGGCTAACCGCCGCTATAGAAAAACGTGAGACCCTCCGCGATCGCCGTCGCTGGGCACATAACGCTGCCAGCCGGCGGATACTCACGCGACGAATCTACCAACTGTTTCCCATAACTTAGGAGACCGCCCGTGGCTTACGTCATCCTGCCCACTGAGATTCTCGCCGCTGACAATCAGCGTGCGCACCACCTCACCGTGTACCCTACCCCCGCGGCTGCGACGATCTTTGGCGGCTGCCGTGACATCACGCCCATGCCAGCCTTCGAGCTGTGGGAGGTCGCGCCCAGCACCACCGCCCTCGGTGGCGCCCCCGTGGCTGAGCGTATCACCGGCGCCCTACCCTTCCCCTGCTATCACACCGTCACCCTGGTCAACAGGCTCACCGAGCAGTACAACATGTCCGAGGTGCTTAACCTCGCGTGTTACAACCTGCTGAGCTACCTGCTCGATGCTCGTGGTGATAGCCTTAGCGAGGACGAGGTTTCGTTCCTGCGTCAGTACCTCAGCCTGCCCATCAGCGTGGTGCGTCCTCCTACCGGCACCGCCCCGTGGATGAGCCTGCTGGCGCCTGGTGCTAACCCCCGCCGGCACCATAAGGCCAGCGCTATCTACGCGGCGGTCAAGCACTACAACATGACCTCCCATGAGATCGCCGGCATCACCACCGTCGTGCCCTGGCTAGAGGGGGTTTCGCCGTGATCCAGCACATCTATGAGGGGTTCTTCATCTACCGGGGCAAGGTCAAGAGCTTCGGGCTGTTCCTGAGCCCTCAGCACCTTGAGGAGTATGCGCAGAACCAGCGAGTTCAGGAGCCCGCGCTGCGTGACGACTGGACCGCTGACGTGTGCATGGGCTCCGTGCACATGCGTAAGATCGAGGTCGCTGGCGTACAGGCTGTGGCAGAGAGGCTGGTCGGCGAAAACGCCCTGCTCGCAGCTGAGTCGGAGCTTGACGCTTCTAGCTCAGCGCTTGGCCCTGAGCCTTCCGCGGACGAGTCGCTGCAGATCTGCCCCCGGCCCACCACTAACCAAGAGCGTGTAGCGGGGTGGGTAGACGTCCGTAACCGCATCAACACCGCGTTCGCTAGCATGGACAGGTTCTGCCCTGACGGCTTCGGCTACGCCCTCGTGGAGTGCGTCGGCCATCCGACCCATGAGCTGCACCTTCGGTTCATCGCTGATGACGGGGGCATGGCGAACATGTCGTTCCATCTGGGCAAACACCAGGTGGACGATACGGTGGGCCGGCTCAAGAACTTGATCACCCTGCTCGAGTGCTATAGGGACGAGTCCTAGCTTTTACACGTAACACTTTACACACGTTCGTGCGTGTGTTACGATTCCCGTTCACCCTAAACAGGAGAGACGCATGGAGCACCAGAGTGAACAAGATCTTCGTGATGCCGCCCTTATCCTGAGGCGCCTGGCCCACAACACAGAAGATGATGACACCCGTGACCGGCTCAAAGAGGCCCGCCGTGATCTCTTGGCGGCGGCTGAGAAGCGGCGCATCGCAGAAAACCCGCCGTTGATAGACCGCATCGAGCTCCTTCTCCATAAGCGGCTGGACCTGGACGACGAGGTTCGTAAGGTCCTCGCTGACACCGTGCCCGTGCTGCATCTCATATCAGAGGCTTCCCCCGTGGTGTGGCAGGTGCTTCGCCATTCCAGAGGGCGCCGGTACGAGGTGCTCTTCATGTCCGATGTGCGTGATGAAGTCTATAGCTTTGCCGAGGGCCGCCGGTCGACGGAGGAGCTGTTCATCCGTCAGATCGAGACCACTCCGTATGGCGGGTTTCAGGCCTCGAAGGAGCTGATCGGTGATGACCCCATGTTCAGCATTTATGAAACAGGGGGTGGTCGGGTGGAGATGGTGACTTACAAGGTCGGGCCCGGCAAATTCTCCCAGGGGCACTCGATCGAGATCTCCACCGATGATCTGAAGGGGATGCCCATCACGATGCACAGCAGATACTACAAGACGCGGCTCGACGCTTACAAGGCGGCCAAGGCTACTGTCTTGCAACGCCTGGCGTTCATCATCGATTCGGCTCCGTCCACCTCTGGTGTAGACACGGCGCGCCGGCTTCTCGAAGGGGTGGAGAACCTACCTCTGCAGAGGAGCACGCCGTGATGAAGTATTTCTTCGTTGGCACTTTGGGTCTGATTCTTATCGGATTCATGCTCAGCACCATTTCCACAGAACCTACTGTGTTGGACGAGGGGGAGCTCGTCAGTCCTACCGGTGACTGGCCTCGACAGAGCTACTGCATCGCCGGCAAGTGGTATGAGCTCCGCGAGGTGCAGCCTGATGGCTCGTTGGTCTTGAGTCCGTTGGACTACCGCGGAGAGTTGTACTACGACGACTCACTCACGGTAGTCATGCTGATCGATAACATCATCAGCGTTAGTGCCGATGAAGGTGTTGTTCAGGCGGATATCAGGTACTTGCCCAGACTGTTACAGACCCTGGGGCATATTGACGACCTGATAGAGACCGGCGGCGTCGACGACCAACGAACAGTCAACATGAAAGCGATGGATAACGATGAGTGATGTCAAAGAAGGCGTGATGGTGGACGCCTGCATGTGCTGTGAAACTCAAGACCCAGAGGGTGTGCACTATCGCTCTCAGCAGTGGAACAACACTATCGAGGTCTGCCGGGTGTGCTGGAATAGCCAGGGCTGCGTGGCCGCCGAGTTCCCGCAGACGCTGGATCACAACACCCAGGCGATCATCCGCCACATCAGCGCCGTGGCTAACCACCTGCTGAGCCGGTTAGAGCCCACGAACATCGTCAACCAGGTGGTCGGTGAGCCGCACGTCGACGCGCCGACCACGCTCGATAACGTGTCAACTCCCTACCACCGTAGCTGCCCGCGGTGCGGTACTGATATGCACGCTCTAGCTATCGGTTGGCAGTGCCCTCGGTGCGCGACAAGGATCAACCTATCATGAGCGTTACCTGTCCCTACTGTCATAACTTCGCCAGCCTCATGACGGGTGATCAGCTCTACCCCGGCCGCGATGATCTTCGGTACAAGAAGTTCTGGGTCTGCGAGCCGTGTGACGCCAGGTGCGCCGCTGACGTAAACGGCAAACCCACCAGCACCATGGCCAACAAGGCGCTACGCGTGGCTCGCATGGCAGCGCATTACGCCATCGATCAGCTCTGGAAGAAAGGTCACATGTCACGTAGCAAGATGTACGAATGGCTAGCCTGGGCTATGCATCTTCGCGCGGACGACTGCCATGTTGCGCTCTTTACGGCGTCTCAGTGTCGGCGGGCTGTTAAGCTGGCTGAGGGCAAGATGAAGGAGTTCGAGAATGAAGGCGACTAAGACCTATGTGATTTGTGTCACCGTGATCGTAATCGCGGTAGCCATGGCTGTTCTCACGTACCAGAAGGGTGAGGCAGAGCGTGCTGCTGTTTACGAGGCCGTGGTGTCGTCTGAGGTTGTTCAAAAGCTGATAGCCGAGAATGGGTGCACCGCGGTAGGGCTCGTTGATGAGGCGTTTATCTTCAGCGGTGGCTGTAAGAATAGCTGGTTTGTCGAAAGCTACGCCTACGAGGGCCAGAACCTCATCAACTTCCAAGTCGATGTTCGGTACATCGAGGCAACGGGATCTTGGATCATCTACGACCTGAAGGTTTACTAATGCGAGAGACCTACGTCAGTAAGAACTTCCGCAGTGATTCGTTGAAGCTACTATACCTAGCGCAGCGGATCGTTCGAGAATACATGGGGCAGGGCTACACCCTGACCCTGCGTCAGCTGTACTACCAGTTCGTGGCCCGTGACATTATCGAGAACAGCGAGAGGTCGTACAAGCGCCTGGGCGGTTTGATCAATGACGGCCGCCTAGCTGGCTACATCGACTGGGAAGCCATCGAGGATCGCACACGTGAGGTCAGCATCCTATCGCACTGGAATCACCCGTCTGACATCGTCAGGGCCTGTGCCGAGCAGTTCGCTCTCGACAAGTGGCGAGAGCAGCCCAACTACGTCGAGGTTTGGGTTGAGAAGGAAGCCCTCGCTGGCGTCATCGAGCCTGTGTGCGAAGAGTTCGACGTGCCGTTCTTCTCGTGCCGTGGTTACCCCAGCCAGTCGTCTGTGTGGCGTGCTGGCCAGCGCATGAAGCACGTAAACGGCGAGCCCCACATCCTCCATCTGGGCGATCACGATCCCTCAGGGATCGACATGACCAGGGACATCGAAGATCGAATCTACCTGTTTGCCCAGCGGCCTGTGGTTGTACGTCGGCTTGCGCTTAACATGGACCAGATCGAAGAATTCAAACCGCCTCCGAATCCGGCCAAGCTCACCGACAGTAGGGCACTGGATTACGTTCGCCAGTACGGACGTAGTTCATGGGAGCTGGATGCACTAGAACCTAAGATCCTGACCGACCTGGTCGCCGAGGAGGTCATGCGGCTCCGGGATGACACGTTGTGGGACGAAGAGGTTTCACGAGAAGAGCGTTACAGGTCCAAGCTGCGAGATATCGCCGCTAATTTGTAGTGAGGAGTTACTGATGCCTGATTCTCTTCGTAACTCAGTGTTAACCTTCGCTAAGGCGATGGAAAACGAGCTGCTCGAGAACGCGCATAAGGGGTCGTGGGTGGATTTACCGATCCAATACCTACTGACCCGCCTAGACGAAGAAGTTGCTGAGCTACGAGCTGAAGCACTATGCGGCAATCCGTGCCCCGTGAACACTATCAAGGAAGCTGCTGGCGTGGCCAACTTCGCTATGATGATCGCCGACCGCATCTGTAGTGATGCGTTTCAAGAACAACAGGAGAACAAGAAATGCTGAATATTCGTTACATCGATGCAGTGCCGTATCACCTGATCGCAGCGGAGAACAGTAATAAGATCGCTTTCAGAACTCCGATGCACGCGACGAATGATCTACGTATCGCCCTGGTGGAAAAAGTCAGTAAGGTGAGGGTTACCACCATGCGCAGTAGCAGTCATTCGATAGACTTGGACCTGAAGACCCTGCCGCTCGTGATCAGAACGCTGCAGGACATCGAACTGTTCGATCGCCAGTATGGAGGCAGCGGCGAAATTCCTGATGTGGCCCCGCTGGTTCCGATCGACATCGAGTTCACGCTTACCCGTTTGCGAGAGGTGGTCGATAACAGTAACGACCCCATCGACAGCGCTACGCGCGAGAGGCTCCTGAAAATCGCGGACTTCTGTAACAGGCTGGCCTGTCGTACCGGCGAAGACGAGAGGGCGTAACATCGTGAAATTGATATGGTGCACTTCGTGCAATTCTATCTTCTCGCTGCGGATCGGCACGGTAAAAACCTGTGATTGCGGTGAGTGCAAGGGTCAGTACATCGATAATCGTATAGCTGAAGCCAGCGGTAAGCATGCGGTACATATCGGCATGGGTACTGGTGCTCTGTACCAGGCCCTTGAGAGGCTTGTTACGTTCGGCCCTTCGGAGCTACGAGAGTTCTACATCAAGAAATGCCCTGTCATCACCTGGCTGCGTCCGTCAACTGGTTTCGGCAATCCCCATACGCGGGAGATGCGTGATGAGTGACTTCTATCCGTGCAAGCTCTGCGGCGCTTTTCCCGAGGTTGAAGAGGGCAATGTCAGTGTGTTCCACCCTGAGGGAGACTGCCGAATGGTGGAGTACCTCCACGGCTCGGACCAAGGTATGTATGGGTGGGACTGGCAAACCCTCATGGAGCCCAAGGTCACCGGAGACCATGATGAAGGCTAGTGTCTGCTCTCAAAGGGTCGCTAGAGCTTCTGAGTTGATTCGTAACTCAGGTATATCGATGGCTGAGTTACGTGAACAGCTGCCGCGCTTACGTTTGACCACCCTCTATCACGTGCTCAAGAAGATCGACAAGCAGGAAGAGAGACCATAGTGGGTTGTGGATGTATCTACGTCGATGTTGAGTGCGGTGAACGCATTGTTCATAAGGCTCATCGTTGGCAACGTCAATGGCACGAGCTGAAGTGCGACGAATGCGGTCGCGTGATTCAGCCCGGTGAGAAGTACGAGCACGTCGAAGCGATCTGGGGCGAGGGTCGACCGCTCGAGGTTCATCGTACTTGTGTTATCTGCCATGAAATCCGTGAAGAGTTTTTCTGTTACGGCTACATCTATGGCATGGTTTGGGAAGATATCCGAACCCACTTCGAGGAGTTGGGAGACGATATCCCTAGCGACTGCATCGCCAAGCTGTCCAAGCCAGCTCAGGAGTACCTGTGCGATGTTATCGATCAATGGTGGGGGGAGGTGAACGATGACGAAGAGTGAGCGTAAGCAACGTCACGAGCTGTTCGTTCGCGTACAGGATATTGTTAACGGGGCTGGTGGAGGGTTCCACCATCCTGATGACGACCTTTTGTGCGTGGACGTACTATCACGCGCTATCCCAGCGCTGCAGGCTACTTTCGACCCTAACAAGGACAACTTTGCCTGCCTGTGGTTCCAGTGTAACTTAAACCTTTACGCCAGCATCAACGAAATTGTTGAGTTCTACTGGCGGATGGGGGTCAGGGCATGAAAAAGCTGCGAGACTTGATGGGAGGCTGGATCGGCGGTCTAGCGTTGGCCGTGGTTGCCTGCGTAGCCATGCTAGAGTGCGTGACAGTTGCCGATAACTTTCAAAACTCAGAGCAGTTTTCTGGTCAGCTGTTCTATGTCATGTTCGCTCTGATGGCGATAGTTTGCGCAGTGGTTGCAGGCTTATCGTTATTCAACGTAGGGGCCGGTGTGTTTGCATGGTTCCGGGGTAGTTGTCGTCCGTCACTGCCAGTGCCTCTAGAGGAGGATGACGTAGAGTGGATCGTCAATGATATCGGCGAGCTCGGGGTGTTCATCGACGGTCAGGCATTTTTTCTCTACAAGGGGGAGTCGCTGCAGTATCAGGACCCCTATCACGAGGATGATGGTACCCGTATGAGGTACCGATTGGTGGGTAAACGAGAATTCGGCGAGACTTGTAGCCCAAATCCGTCGTTGCCTCAGCCCCACCGTTACACGAGGGGTGACGGCTGGACGCCGTTGCCCAAACCCTACATCCGGGAGGACAACGATGGCTAACGAACAGGATCTCAACACCACCCATGGCAGCGAGCACTCCGGGGGTTCCGGCGGTGACAACCATATCGATGGTAACACCGACCTGACCGCTGGTCTGCCCACGGCGTGCTTCATGTGCCACACCCAGGCTGATGGCTTGGCCGGAGCCGAGAAGGCGTTCGACGACAACCTCGGCACCAACTACGTGTCGGCCAACTACCCCTTCGACATCCTGTGGCAGACACCCGGGGCGTTCATCGGCGTCGAGTTCCTGCATCCTCAGGCCATCGCCGGCATCACCCTGAAGGCTCCCTCGGTGTCCGGACCTCCGGCCTACAACTTCATGGGTATGCCCGCGGTGTTCGAGATCCAGGTCAGTGATGACGGCATCGAGTGGCAGACCCTGGACCTGGTGGACCATGTCCACGGCCCTCACTACATGCCGTATGAGTCCGGCGAGGAGCGGTTCATCGGTATCCCCGAGGATCTTTGCCCCGGTCGCCCGTACAAGTTCATGCGTCTGGCCATTCACCGCACGTTCGGCCGCGTGCACAACTCCAACAACAACCCGGTGGTGTACATCAACGAGATGGAAGTGCACCCCTACATCTTCTAGACATGGCGCGGGGGCCTTCGGGCCCCCACGTTTGGAGGAACGATGAAGATCATCACACAGGGTTTTCAGGTGCTCACCGACATCGATGGGCCGGCTATGCTGCGCCGCATCGAGGCCGCTGGTCGCACCTGTTACAAGAGCGAGGACAAGATCACCGATGATTCCGCCGAGCGGTTCGTGCGGATGATCACGCACCAACGGAAGCACCACTCGGTGCTGGAGCACGAGTCGATTTCGGTGCGTGTTATCTGTGATCGTGGCATCAGCCACGAGATCGTGCGTCATCGCATCGCTGCCTACTCGCAGGAGTCGACCCGCTTCTGCAATTACGGCAAGGAAAAGTTCGGTATCGAGATAGCCGTCATCGAGCCGCCCGGCTTGTTGCCTAATGGAGTGGCGTATAACGCCTGGGTCAGTTCTGTACGATGTGCAGAGGCGGCGTATTTCAGCATGCTAGAGGCAGGAGTTAAGCCGCAGATCGCTCGCTCCGTCCTGCCCACCTGCCTGAAGACCGAGCTCGTGGTCACGTACAACCTGCGGCAGTGGCGTCACTTCTTCACGATGCGGTGTGCTCGCGATGCCCACCCCCAGGTGCGTGAGATTGCTATTGGTTTGCTGTCGCAGTTCTCGGCGAGCATTCCTGTGGTCTTCGAGGATCTCGCCGCCGAGTACGTTACGGCGACAGGCTCATGATGCCGCGGCCGTGCAAGATCTGCGGCAATGTGCCCGAGGTGAGAACCGAAGGCGGTGCGAAGGTGGTTTTCCACCCTGAAACGCCGGGCCTCGATTGCGTAGTGCCGTCTTACGCCATCGGGTTCGACAGGTGGCAGAAGCTGATGGCCCCGGATGCGCGCATGTACGCTTTTACGGGCTCTATTCTGCAGACTGGTATTCGAGAGAACAACGTTGCGTTGTACACCATCGGCAAGAACTTGGCTCTCGTGCTACAGGAAATTCACGGTGAGCTGGAGTTTCCGGTCCTTGAAGAAAATAGGGGTTGACCCTCGTAACTGTTACGGGTATACTCTGTTTCTCTTCGGGAGGCGAACGACTTGATGCTAACGAGGCACCCACACCCCGTGGGACCAACAACTGAGACCTTAGACCGGCGATGTCGAGGCCCCAGCGCTGCCGTAACGCCGGGCAGGTGCGGGCCGACGCAGGGCGGCGGACCCTGGCAGTTCCCGTAGCCTCCCACTCCATGCTACTGTGAGACCCCTGGCGCTCTGCCGGGGGTCGAACTTTTTCAGAGAGGAATCACCGTGAAACGACTCATCTTCCTGGTCATGGTCCTGCTGGTCCTGGCGGTACCTGCCGCGGCGCAGACTTCCATGGTCAACATCGAGTGGACCCCTCCCACCGAGGGCTCTCCGGCGGTCGAGTACATCGTGCACATTTCCCAGGATGGTGGCCCCTTCGGCCCCATTGCGACCACCACCGAGCTGTCGGTGCAAATTCCTCTGGCCGTGTTCACCAACGTAGTGGCGCGTGTAGCGGCGATCGACGAGCTGGACAGGCAAGGGCCCTGGGCTGAGTCCGAGCCTTATGTCGTTGATCCTGGGCCGCCTGGGGCGCCGCAGAGTGTGACCGTCTCAGGAGGCTAGTGGTGAGGATCGGGGTGCTGAAAAGCCCTTGACGGTTGGGCACCCCGATCCTACTATCCAGATATGGCGAAACGGAAACGAAGATACCGGGTAACCGACAGTGACTTGATTGAGATGGGCCGGCTGGACCTGACGGTGTCAGAAGGCGCAGCTCTCATGAACATGCCCGTAGGGCCCCTGCAGCGCCTGCTGGAAGGTAATGACCAAGCACGCGCCCTGGTCGAGCGTGGTCGTGCCCTGGGTCGAGCTCAGCTGAAGCGAAGCCAGTTCAGCAAGGCCCAGACGGATGCCAAGACCATGGAAAACGTTGCCAAACAACGACTTGGCCACCAACCGGCTTCTGGTGGTTCGAGCGTGAATGTCAACGTGGGTGGGGGCCCTCCGGACCCGGAAACGCATCTGGATGTATCCAAGCTACCTAAGGATCAGCGAGATCAGCTGCGGCGCATGCTCCAGATGATGGACGACCCCAATCGCATCCCCGCTAACATATCATGAGGCTGCCCAAGCACTTAGATCGTGAGCGTATGCTGGCGGACCTGGACAAGGTAGACGCTGAAGAATCGCTCATGGAGTTCATGCAGCAGGCCTGGCACGTTCTCGAGCCGGGCCGGCAGCTTATTAGGGGCTGGGCTCTGGACGCTATCGCTGAGCACCTGCAGGCGGTCACACGGGGCGAGATCCGGAAGCTGCTCATCAACGTACCGCCGGGCATGTCGAAGTCCCTGCTGACCTCTGTGCTGTGGCCGGCCTGGGAGTGGGGGCCGAAAAACAACCCGGACTATCGCTATCTTTGTTTCGCGTACAACGATAATCTCACCATTCGGGATAACCGAAAATGCCGTAACCTCATACTTTCCAACTGGTACCAGGAGAGGTGGGGAGATCAATTCGGCTTGGTGATCGACCAGAACGCCAAGACCAAGTTTGAGACCGACCGCACGGGGTTCAAGATCGCATCCTCCGTGGGCGGTGTTGGTACTGGTGAGCGTGGTGACCGGTGCATTATCGACGATCCTCACGCGGTCAAGGACGCTGATTCGCCAGCCAAGCTCGCATCAAGCCTCACCTGGTTCACGGAGACGCTGCCCACGCGCATCAACGATCCCAAAACCGCGGCGTTCGTGGTGATCATGCAGCGTGTGCATGAGCGGGACGTGTCAGGCTTGATTCTCGAGGAAGACTTGGGTTATGAGCACCTTATGCTGCCCATGGAGTATGAGCACGATCATCCCTATAAGTCCACTACTTGCATAGGTTTCCGTGATCCACGTACCGAGGATGGCGAGCTTCTATTTCCTGAGCGGTTTACTCCCGAGTACATCGAGGATGACTTGAAGCCGAGCCTGCAGGCCGAGGGCGGTGATTATGCCGTGGCCTCGCAGCTGCAGCAGCGGCCGGCCCCCCGTGGCGGTGGCATGATGCAGAAGGATTGGTTCACCGTTGTTGATGCCCTGCCTGAGCGTGTTCAGCGGCGCTGCCGTGGTTGGGATCTCGCGGGCTCGAAGGAAAAGCGGGCGGCCTACACCGCTGGTGTGCTCATGAGCCGGGCCAAGGAGGGGGACCGCTATATCTATTATATTGAACATGTTACGCGGGAAAAGGGTGAGCCACACGAGGTCGAGAGCATGATTCTGGACTGCGCGGACAACGACCCGCAGAACACCCGGATCGATTTGCCTCAGGACCCTGGGCAGGCCGGTAAGAGTCAGATGGCTTACCTGGTGGGCCGGCTGGTCGGGTTCGACGTGCACTATTCCCCGGAGAGCGGTGATAAGGTCATGCGGGCCTCGCCCCTGGCCGCTCAGGCCAAGGCCGGCAACGTGCGTGTGGTGAAGGGATCCTGGAATAAGGCGTTTTTTGCGGAGCTTGAGGTCTTTCCCAACGGTACCTATAAGGATCAGGTAGATGCGGCCAGTCGGGCGTTTGCGGCCCTGATCCCCCCGCGCCGCCCCCGCCTGGCTCCAGCGGCGCCCAAGATCGTTACTGCGAATTCTTACGAATAACGACCTTTTTCTTAGGTCGGGGTTCGGCGAGGACACGGTCAACTACTCGCCTGCTTAGCTGTAACTGCCTACGAATAGATGCTTTACTGAAGCCCATGTCGTTCAGCTTCCAAATCTCAGCTCGATTTTCGCGAACTTTTTGCCCCACCTTCGGCGATCGACGCCGGCCCCGGGCCCACTCGAGATTGGACGCGACCACATTGGCCGGATTGCCGTCTTTGAACCGGACGATGGCGCCAGTCGGCCGTTTACCGCAGAACGCCTCAGCAACCACTCGGTGCAGGTAGGGCTGAGTGCGTGAATCGCCTGGCCGGCTCAGCTGGACCTGTAGCCGGCGGCGCTCGCCCTTGCCCGCCCAATGAGCTTTCACTAGGCGGTTTTCGGTGCAATACCTACCTTTACATCGGCGTACCAAACCGGTAGCGCTCACCTCGTAAATACCTTCGTAACCAACAACATCGCGCCATTCCATGGTTGACGTATCCTTGTCGATGAGGCATATCTGTACCGTATGGTGCATTGTAGCACCGACGTGCTCATTTGTGCAAGGAGTTTTCGATGGCCTCGTTACAGGAACTGTTCAGCGGCAGACAAGCTGCCCCTCAACGTAAGCTGGGCGTTTCCGGTACCGCGGTGTTCGGCGGCTATGTGCAGTCGAATGAAAAAAATGCGAAGCTTACAGGCCGTAACCGCTACATCACGTTCAGTGAGAATTTGGCCAACGTCGACATCATCGGTGCCGGCGTTCGTTATTTTCTGAACCTGATCGCCAGGGCTGCTTGGAGTGTAGAGCCGGCCAACGATACACCAGAAGCCCAAGAGCTGGCCGATTTCGTGCAGAGTGTCATCGATGACACGGACACGCCCTGGGAGCGCATCGTGCGCCGCGCCGCCATGTACCGCTTCTACGGGTTCTCGATCCAGGAGTGGACAGCCAAGCGCCGACCTGATGGCCGCATCGGCCTGCTCGATGTGGAGCCCCGGCCGCAGCACACTATCGAGCGCTGGTCTTGCGATGACTCTGGCGAGGTGCTCGGCATCATCCAGCGTAGCCCGCAGACTCAACGTGAGATCCCAATCCCCCGCACCAAGATCGTCTACCTGGTGGACGACAGTTTGAACGACTCGCCTGAGGGTCTTGGCCTGTTCCGGCACATGGTGCGCACCGCCGCGCGCGTGCTACGTTACGAAGACTTGGAGGCCTTCGGGTACGAGACCGACCTCCGTGGCATCCCCGTGGGCAGGGCCCCCTACGCCATGCTCGATGAGATGGTCAAGAACGGTGAGATCAGCGATTCTGAACGTAAGCAGATTCTTGAACCTATGGAGACCTTCATCCAGAGGCATATCAGGAGCCCTGAGTTGGGCTTGCTGCTGGATAGCCAGGTTTATGTGACGACCGATGAGCGCGGCACCCCTTCAAGTGAGAAGTTGTTCGACTTGGAGCTCCTGACTGGTTCTAGTCAGGGTCATCAGGAAGTCGCTCGAGCCATCGATCGTATGAACCATCAGATCGCCCGTTTGATGGGTGTCGAGAACCTGCTGCTCGGTGATGACGGTGTAGGCTCGTTCGCGTTGAGTCGTGACAAGAGTCACAACTTCTTCCTAGTCGTCGACTCCACCCTTGGCGAGATCTCTTCCGCGTTCACGAATGACCTACTGCGCCCCTTGTGGGAGCTGAACGGGTTCGACGAGGAATTGATCCCCACCTTCCGCGTCAGTGATGTGCAGTTCCGTGACACCGAGCAGCTTGCTCGCATCGTGCGTGATCTGTCGACCGCTGGTGCTACCTTTATGCCCGGTGATCCGGTGATCAACGAGGTCCTGAAGCTGGCCGGTTTGCCGGAGCAGGATCCCATGGAGCCGGAGGAAGATGATGCCCTCGGCCCCCGAGATCCCGCCGAACAGCCTGGATCTGCCGATCAAAACGAGGAGACTGACGATGGCCCTGGTAGTCGGGACGAATAGCTACCTGGACGCTGCTACGGCGGATACCTATTTCGCCGATGCGCTGCACGCGGCTTCTTGGGATGCGGCGACCTCGGACACCAAGGATAAGTCTTTGGTGACGGCTACCCGGATGATTGACCGTCAGCGATTTGCCGGCGCCAAGACTGATCCGGCCCAGGCCCTCGAGTTCCCTCGCACTGGCTTGATGTACGCCGATGGTACTGAAGTGCCGTCAGACTCCGTACCCCAAGAGGTCATTGATGCTACCGCCGAACTTGCCTTGGCGCTGATTGAGAATGCCAACATCCAAACCCAGGCTGATACGGGAAGTAACACCAAGCGTGTGCGTGCCGGATCGGCTGAGATCGAGTTCTTCCGACCTACTACCGGCGGCCGGTTCCCGACCATCGTGCAGGAGTTGTTGCGGGATTTCCTGACCTCTGGCGCGGTGCGTGCTTTCGCTTCCGGCACCGATGTGGATAGTGAGATCGAGGATTACGACCTCAACACGGGGTTCTAGTATGCCTGACATCTTTGGAGTCGACATCGCAGGCCAAATCAACGATGCCCTTGGGCCGTTGGTTTTCGCCGTGGTTCTTCATAAGGTGGAACCTGGAACCCGTGATCCTGGCAACCTGAGCGCTGGCACACAACCGACGACGACCGACCACAATTGCCGTGGATTCATCGACGAATACAGCGATTACCAGCGCCGAGAGACTCGTGTCAACAGTGGAGATCGTAAGGCTGTTATTCTCGGGGCCAGTTTGCCTGATGGTGTGGTACCGGAGCCTGGTGATCAGATCACGGCCGAGAACGCTCTCTGGCACATTTACGATGAGGGTGACGCTGTTGTGCGTGATCCCGCAGGAGCCACCTATGAATGTCGCGTTCGTTAAACAGCGGGACGACCTCGGTGACGCGCTGGAGAGGCTGCTGGATAACAGCGAGCCCCGGCTACGCCGAGCGTTCCTTAACGCTGTGCAACGAATGCGAGACCGGGCTACCCTCGAGGAGCTAGCGGCGTTGATCGCCGTTGGAAGAATCGATGAAGCTGTGGAGTTGGTGGTAGGACTCGAGGAGATGGGGCCTCTGGCCGACGAAGTTCAAGATGCCTACATCGCTGCTGGGCGTGCGACTGCGGGTTGGGCCGGCCGTGCTGTTGCCCTAACAATCCGGTTCGACTTCACAAACCCGCGCGCTCAGCAGTATCTGCAAGATCAAGGCCTGCGCCTGGTTCAGCAATTCACCGCCCGGCAACGTGAAGCCACGCAGAGTGCTATCTTAGATGGCATCCGTCGCGGTCTCAATCCTCAGGATCAAGCCAGGGCTTTTCGTGACGTGCTGGGGCTCACTGAGCGCCAGGTGCAGGCCATCAACAACTTCCGAGAGCTCCTTGAGACGGGCAATCGTGATGTGCTAAATCGAGCCCTCCGTGATCGTCGGTTTGATCGGACCGTGGCTCGGGCGTTTGACCGTGGTGAGCCCCTGACCGAGGGGCAGATCAATACCATGGTCGACCGGTACCGTGAACGCTACTTGCGCTATCGGAGTGAGACCATCGCTCGTACAGAAGCACTCCAGGCGGTCAGCGGTGGTAGTGACGAGATGTTTCAGCAAGCTTTTGATAATGGCACGCTGGATCCGAACGACCTAGAACAGGTCTGGCGCACCGCTGCCGATGAGCGCGTGCGTGGCAGCCACAGCACGATGAATGGGCAAGTCCGCGCGCCGGGCGAGCCCTTCTTGACGGGAAATGGAAATGACATCAGGTACCCGGGGGATTTGGATGCCCCGGCAAGCGAGCGAGTTAACTGCCGATGCGTCCGAACAGTGAGGTTCAGGTCTGATGACGACACGTAAACCATCCGCTCTCCGGTTGCCCATGGCGGCCCGCGATCTTATCGCCACGGCCGAGAAATCTCTGGAAGAGTTTCCCCGTGACATTGACCTTCAGCCATTGGCGAAGGGCGAGCTACTGTCACTGGATCAGATCGAGGACCTTTACAAGTTCTTCTGCAAGAACGAGGGCTCGTACCAGCCTGAGGTAAAGGAGGATGACGGCGGGCTGACGGCAGGCACCGTTGTTTGGCTGCTCAAGGGTGGCCATCCTGCGCAACGGTGGGCTCGCCGCATCCTCCGACAGCACGACCGACTGCAGAAGCAGCGAGGCAGCGGCAGTGTGAGCCTGCCCACTATCATCGATGCACAGCTGGGCACTCAGTTCATCGGCGTGGGTGTTGTGGATGCTGATGAAGCTGCTGACTGGGCCATGGACGTGGAGGTGCCTTGCAGCATCATCAAGTCTCGAGATGGCAGCGGGTGGATGTTCCTGAACTACGACGAACTGGGTTCGGACGTCCGAGGGGATATCTTGCCCCAGTTTTCAGTGTCGGGCGATCTCGATATCGTCGAGGCTACCAAGTCTCGAGCTTGCGGGCTGCTCAAGGGGATCGACCAAGAAGAGACCTCGCAGTACGACGCTTACGAGTTGGATGCTAGCTCCGTTGAGCTGCTTGAGGATTTGACGGGCTATGAAATTCCCTTCGATCTGTGCGATGAGCCCGTGCTGTTCAAGCTGGCTGACACCGAAGCCACGGCTCAGGTGCTCAAGATCGACGAAGAGCTGGGCCTCGTGTTTGGCTGGGCGATCATCTGCAAGCTTCAGGGCGAGGAATTCTTCGATAGCCAAGACGATCACGTCCCTGAGGACGCTATGCTCGAAGCTGCCACCGACTTCATGCTGAAGAGCCGCATGGGCGGCGACATGCACGAGCGTGTGGATGGTGAGCCGGTGCCGCGGGGCACCATCGTGTTCGCTTTCCCGCTGACGGAGGACATCGCTAAGTCCTTCGGAATTGACTGTGACCGCACGGGCCTCATGGTTGCGATGAAGCCCGACTCGGACGAGATGCTGCAGAAGTTCCGCGATGGGACCTACACCGGTTTCTCGATCGGCGGGCGTTACATCGAAAGCGACTTTGAGGAGGTCAACGATGAATAAGCAGAAGCAGTACGACGACAAGAACGGCCGCCGTCGCCGTCGTCGTATGAAGAAGTTCTCGATGGCCGAGATCTCTGGCGTAACGCGACCGGCCCAGGGCCCAGCGCTTACCACGATCATGAAGAGTGACGATCTGGCCAAGATCTCGTTCGACGATGCTCTGCGGGCACAGCAGATGTCCCGTGAGATCATGGAAGCTCTCGATGGAATGTGGGAGCTGAACAGCGCCCTACGTAACTCCATCGAGTCAATCCTGGAGAACCCTGAGGATTACCCCAATCCTCAGGAGAGCATCCGCGAATCGATCGCCGCTTTCGGCGATGCTGTGGAGGAAATGACCTCCAATGTGACGGTAGTTACGAAGCAGTCCAACACTGACGGCGGATCTTTCACGGCCGCGGACTACGCTTATGTCCCCGACCCCGAATCCCCCGAGATGTGGAAACTGCGTCTGACCATAGAGCCTGGTGGTGCCCCCGATCCGCGCCTTGTGGAAGCGGTCACCCTCGCGCTCGGCCCTGACCCTGTGGTGAAGGGCGTGACCATTCCCGAGAAGGATCTTCCGGCTGTGCTGAAGCGAGTTGCCGATGCGTGGCTGGAATCCATCCCCAACGCTACTCGCGAGAATCTTCCTGAGGTTCTCAAGACCGAGGAGAGCTACACGATGACCGAGCAGGAAATCAAGGAGCTGCAGAAGTCCAACGAGGACATGCAGGCTCGACTCGCCAAGGCCGAGAAGGTCAGCGAGCTGACCGATGCGCAGAAGGCGCATTACGCCAAGCTGGACGACGCCGGCAAGGATGCCTTCCTGGCCAAGAGCGCTGATGAGCGGCAGACCGAGATCGATGATCTGGCCAAGGGCGATCCCGTGGTCTACACCGATGGTCTGGGCCAGGACTACCGCAAGTCCGATGACCCTCGCATGGTCAACATGGCCAAGCAGGCGGACAAGGACCGCGAGGCCGTGCAGAAGGCCAACGATCGCGCCGACGCCGCCGAGTACGCCAAGCGTGCCGGCGAACTCAGCAACCTCCCGGGTACCGAAGAGGTGAAGATCACCATGCTGAAGGCCATCGACGGTATCGAGGACAAGGATGCTCGCGAGGAGGCCCTCAAGGCTCTGAAGTCCAAGAACGCCGCCGCTTCCAGCGCGTTCGACACTCACGGTACCGTCGCCAAGAGCGAGGTGCAGGTGAGCGCCGAGGAAGAGCTGAACAAGCTCGCCGAGGCTTACGCCAAAGACAACGACGTGGAGTTCGCCGAGGCCTACACCAAGGTCCTGGAGACCGAGAAGGGCCAGGAGCTCTACGAGCAGTCCGCTGGCGAGTAGCCACGTCACCAGTTCACGAAGTCAGGGCAGTAATGCCCGAACTCCATTCAGGAGGTGCCCACCGTGGCGTATAGCAACAAGGTACAGGCCATCACCCTGCCCGCTCACGCGGATTACTCGTCCACCGGCCAGTTCCGGTTCGTGGACGTGAATTCCTCTGAGCGTGCTCAGACCGTGAGCACTGCCGGCGGTAACGCCATCGGCGTGCTGCTCAACGGTCCGTCCGCGCAGGATCGTGAGGCCGAAGTCGGCATCGGCGGCGTGGTGAAGGTGGTCGCGTCGGCGGCTATCAGCGCTGGTGCTCGCGTCTCGACCACCAACGACGGTCGTGCTGTGACCGCTGCCACCGGCAATCATGTCCTCGGCCGTGCGATGGAAGCCGCCAGTGCCGCTGGTCAGATCATCTCGGTACTGCTGCTCAAGGACGGCATTTCCGCCTAGCAGCTAACCGGCACCGAGGGTGCCAGAGGAGAGTGAATCGTGTCTCAGCCGACTCGCGGTGACGTTCATGTCAATATGCCGCTGACCAACATCTCGGTGGCCTTCCTTCAGCAGGCTACCAACTTCATCGCCGACCGAGTGTTCCCCAACATTCCGGTTACCAAGCAGAGCGACCGCTACTACACCTACGATCGCGGCATGTTCAACCGTGACGAGATGCAGCTGCGCGCGCCCGGGACCGAGAGCGCTGGCGTGAACTACACCGTGGACAACACCCCCACGTACTACGCCAACGTGTACGCCATCCACCACGACATCCCCGATCAGGTCCGGGCCAACGCTGATAGCGTGCTGCGCCCCGACCGCGAGGCCACGGAACTGGTGACCCACAAGGCGCTGATCAAGCGCGAGAAGACCTGGGTTGCCAACTACTTCGTGACCGGCATCTGGACCAACGACTACGATGGTGTGGCTTCCAGCCCTTCCGGCAGTCAAGTCCTGCAGTGGAACGACGACGCCAGCACTCCCATCGAGGACGTGCGCTTCGCCAAGACCACCATCCTGCAGTCCACCGGCTTCATGCCCAACACCCTGGTGCTGGGTCAGCAGGTGTACGATGCCCTGGCTGATCACCCCGACATCATCGACCGCGTGAAGTACGGTCAGACTCCCGGTGCCCCCGCGCAGGGGACTCTGAATGCCCTGGCTCAGCTGTTCGAGGTGGATCGGATCCTGATCTCCCGTGCCATCGAGAACACCGCTGACGAGGGCCTGACCAACAGCCATTCGTTCATCGCCGGCAAGAAGGCGCTGCTGTGCTACAGCACTCCCAGCCCGGGTCTCATGACCCCCACCGCCGGCTACACCTTCTCCTGGACGGGTCTCCTGGGTGCCCAGGCCGCTGGTCAGCGCATCAGCCGGTTCCGCCTGGAGCGGATCAAGTCCGACCGCGTCGAGATCGAGATGAGCTACGCGCAGAAGCTCGTCGCCGCCGATCTCGGCTTCTTCTGGGATACCATCGTCGCCTAGACGAGGTCCCACTACCTGGGGGCGGCCTTCGGGCCGCCTCCTGAGAAAGGAACCACCATGGCCGCACGTCAGCCCTTCCGGGTTTGTAACGAATTCGTCGTCCGCAAGCAGCCGTTTCGGTTTCACGGGCGCAGTTACAAGCATGGCGATCACTTCCCGTGGCGCCGTGTCGGGTGTTCGGTCCGCACTCTTCGGAAGCTCTACAACGCTGGTCACCTGTCTCTGCCTGAGGTGGACATCAATGAGCTGCCCGATGATCCCGAACTCCCCGTGATCGAACCTCCTACTCCTGAGGAAGAGACCTCGATCACGACTTACGATCCTGAGATTCACGAGATCACCATCACCGACGATGAGCAGTGGGTCATCGCCGACAAGGAGACCGGCGACGTTCTCCTGGAAGTCGACGAAGACGTTGCCGCGGCTCTGGCCGATGAGACCGAGCCCGTGGAACTCGCCGTTGAGGACGACGATTCCGAGGAGTAGATCAATGGGTAAGCCGTATACGTCAGCCCTCCCGTACCGCATGGTCGAGGGCGGAATCGTTGCGGTGACGGATGGGGTTCAGCTTGAGATCGAGCTGGACCCCAGTTATCGTCACAGCTTCGCAGGTGTGGAATTTTACAGTGACGCTGAAGGCACCACTCCCGTTACTCCCTCGGGTGGTACGGTGACCTTTGAACTCAAGACCCCGTTGCAACCGAACGCTTTTCAGAGCTTCACCCTGAACGCCATCTCTGCCGCCTCTGCCGATCAGGTCAACTGGGGAACTAACGCCCTCGCCGTCCGTGCCACGCTTAGCAGTGTTGTCGGTGCGGCCTACGCCCGCTTGCGGGCTACGATGAACATCTCGTAGAGGAGCTACAACATGCCTATCGGACCCGCATTCGGGGATGGCGGAACTGGCATAAATCCGTTTAAGGGGGAATACGCCAATCCTACCGCTCTCCGCACGGCTTTTCCGACAGCGACAGACGGCGACTACGCACTAGTCGCTTCGACAAATACCATCTGGGTCTGGTCAACCAGTGGGTCCGATTGGGTCGATACCGGCGCCGGCAGCATGGGTGACATGCTGAAATCGGTTTACGACCCCACTGCTGTGAATGACGATGCCTTCGCTCGTGCCAATCACACTGGTACCCAGCCCGTCAGCACCATCAACGCTAGCGCGATCGGCGACGGGAACATTCCTGTGGTCAACGCTAGTAACGAGATGGTCGCTTCTGCTATTGCCGAAACTGCTGATGAAGTCGTGCTGGACAAGTCCATCCGTACTCCCGGTGGATCGGTTATGGTAGGACAGGTACTTCGGCTCAGCGATGCAGCCGGTCGTGCCTTGTTCGAGAACATGAGGACCAACACTCTCCAGAGTGTGGTATGCCGTACCTTCGACGCTTCGGGAAGTAATCGAGCCTCAGTTGAGAGCCTGACTGGTCGTACTACTCTCGAGTTGTTTTCCGGTGATGCTACGGCCCATACTGGCCAGACTCTGGCTTTCGACTTTACCCCAACGATCACGGGCCTCGCTGACCAGGTGATCTTTCGAGGTGGGTCCGGTCGAGCCTACTTGAAGATCTACGCAGGAACCGATAACACGGGCCTGCTGCTGTACCGCTCTCATCAGGATTATCAACTCGGCGCGTCTGGCGGTATGTTGATCACTACGGGAACGAACACGTTGGACACAGGTCAGCTTGTATCGTTCGAGTCAGGCGTTACCTACCATATCGAGATCTTGTCGGCTGACGGAAATGACTTCACCCTGAATGGTGGAGTGAGCGACGGCAGCGGTGGATTTACGAACGGGCAGAACGTGCCTTACTTCGAGATCCGATACTGGCCGGTCACGGTTGAGAACCTTCCTGTGGATGATGAAGCTCGTGATCTCGCGGGAGCAGTCATCAGTGGTGGTACTCATACGGGTATCACTCCGACCTACAACGTCGGACCCAAGACTTTGGACCTCGCGCTCGAGAATGCCGGCGTTAAGACGGCTTACGAGGCCAACGCCAATACGAACGCTTTCACGGATGCCCTATTGACAAGGCTTAACAGTCTCACGGATGCGTTTGTGGGTGCTACATCACCGAGTAACGATACGATTCGCTTTACTCGCCAAGACGGAACTACCCTGGATGTTCAGTTGGGGGGTGGTACGCCCTTGTTTGATCCTCCCGTGATCACGCAGTTCGAGATCGATGGTCAATCCACATCGGTTAGCGCCGGCACGCTGCTTACCGGTAGTCAGACCTTCAACTATGCAGTCACGAACCCAGGGAATGTCTCCGGGAACCTGACCTTGCGACAGGCTGGAACAGCCCTGTCGACCTCGGTTGATCCGACGTTGACTTCTGTGGTCCTAACGATCACCGATGTTACGCTTAACGCCGGAGAATCTGTCACCTTCCGTTTGGAGGGTGTGGATACTCAGGCTGGCAATTTCTCAAGGGATTTTATCGTGCGTGCACCAGCTGCTCATGAGTTTTTGTACTGGGGCCTAAGCTCGAGCAACAACCCGGCCTCCATCGACACGGCTACCATGCAATCGGAGGAGATCGGCTCTGCCCCCGGTCAGCAAATTTCCATCTCCACCGGGACTACGACTGCGGGACAATACTTCATCGTATTGGCCCCAGCGGACGACGATATCTCTACAATTTTCGACACGGTGTTGGATCAAGATGTTACAGACATTTTCACCAAGACTGTCAATGTTCGTCAAATTAGCGGCAACAACTACAACAGTTACGTGTTGGGTCCGCTGAATGCTGGCGGTGATGAGACCTACAACGTGACCCTGACCTAAGGAGGGCAGACATGGCTGACAGGCATATTCTTTACAAGCTCCTGCCCTTCGTTCAGGGGCAGAAGATCGCTAACGCCGCGGACGTCGAAAACGACAGCACCGACCAGACCGGTGTGGTTAGCGGTGCTTCAGACGTCCAGGCGGCCCTGAACCGGGTAGACGGAACTGGAGTCGGAGCGGACTTCTTCCAGTTCACAGGGCCTTATGCCGCTCAAGCATCGAATATCGATGAATGGTTCAATAACAGACAAGTATCCCGTATGAGATGCATTTCTGCGTCTGGTGCCTCGGGTAGCATAGTTCCTTTCACGCTGCCTGGAGCAACTGCTTTAGGAACAGCTTTCGATGCCTTGCAAGCGGCTGGTCTGGCTGAAAGAATCGAGTTTATTCTCGAATATACGGGAGTCAGCACCTTCAGGCTCCAAGTTACTGCCAGAGCGGGAGTCGGTAACCCTGTTATAACAGGTACCTCAGCCATCCTCATAGCTTCAGGGATTCAAGCCCGAGTCGAAATTACCAGAACAGGCGGAGTGATTTCAGACTATGTCCATACGGATATTTCGCAGATCGCCCCATCTGGGACCGGAGTATTCGATGCTCTTAAGTTCCAGAACCCTGCTAGTGTCAATTGGGACGCTTCGGCCACTGGAACCTTGCCGACCACTAATGTCGTCAAGGGCAACGCATATAAAGTCTTCAATGCCCCTGCAGACGGCTCAGGTCGATTTGGAGAGGTGATGGCCGATGGGGACTGGGTTGTCTGGGAAGGGGAGACCTTTACCGCATGGGCCACGGAGCCGCATGCTTGGTTCGTTATCCCTGCCCATCAGGTCCGGAGAATTACTGCTCTGGAGCAGGACTTCCTCCAGGATGTGGCCGTCACATCTCCTGTATCCGATAGAAACGGGGTTGTCCGTGGGGCCGACTACTCCGAGCAGGTCGGCGAAATCCGTTTGAAGATCTACCCGACAGTGGCCGACTATTCTGCGGCCGACCTCAACACGACCGGGGACATCGATGAGTATACCAACCCGACGGATATCACTGGCTACTTGGCCATCCGACTTCAGGGAACCGCGGCTTCACTAGCCTCCGTGCTCCCGACGCTTTTCATCTTCGCAGAAGACGGCAGCGGTAACTTCACTGAGCTGTTTAGTGTCGGCCGCAACTTCCGCCATCTGGGCGACTTTGGTGCGGAGAGCGACTACATCTCTAACGAGACCGTCGACTACACCGCAGGCGACACAATTCGGATCTACCTCGGGACGTATGTAGACCGTTACAATATCCCGAACTTGGACGTCTCCACGGAGAACCTGGCAGACGCTGTCCAGCAGCAGCTGTCAGCGCGGGAACCTTGGGCGGACTCGGCGGCGGTCCTGTTCTCTGACTCGAGCGTGTTCGACATTCACGCAGCGGACCGCGTTGAGTATTCTCCCGGCTATGCGCTCGGCATAGACTGGAGGGACATGGCCGAGTCGACCACGATTAACGAGAACCGCTACATCGACGCAGGCTTGACGATCACAGTCAACCTCGCTGCCTTCACGATCAACGGTTTTGGCAACACCATCCAGAAGATAGTAGGCATAAGGCTCCAGCGAAACGACGGCAACAACGGCGAGGGCGCGATGGTCGAGCTCGGGGACGGGCAGCCGCTCATCCGTGTAAACACCTCAAATGAGGTGCAAGTCAACACCAACGTCGGGTCCACGTTGAACAACTGGGCCTCACTTGGGGGTGGCTCCGGGGCCGTGACTCTGGGGTCGGGCAACAACAACTTCCTGATCTTCGAGATGGTCCCAAGAGTTCCCGGAGACTTTACTGAGTGGGAGCTGGTCGGCGTCTTCTTTGACGGTACGAATTACACGGAGCTGAACAACATCAACTTCACGCCGACTGGCGCGGCTAATGGCGATAACATGGGCTTCTCACGCAGCTCCAATCAGCGTGGTCAGATCCTGGAGTTCAAGGCCATCAACTCACCAGGTTACCTGACCCACAGCGCGCTCGATTCGCTGCTTCGTCAGCACCGGGATGATAAGTGGGACTTCGGCTACGCCAGGCTGATCGAAGGCGCCACGAGCAAGGGCGTTGTTCTCCGACACATCCTGCTCCAGTCTGCCAACGGCTCGAACTTCGCGCTCGGCGTGGCTAACGACGGGTCGCTGACCGCCACAGCCTTCCCGTAGGAGCTTGTTACGTTTCGCGAGGATGTGGAGTTTACGAACCAGATCCACACCTCTCCTGATGGAACCCAGTATAGGCTGACCGTTGCGAATAACGGCACATTGGGTATGGAGGCACTGTAGATGGGCAACCGAGTTCAGCGAGTGATCACGGTACTAGAAACCGAGATCGAGCAGGCGATACGGTACATGGGCTTGGAGGTCACCGACAAGCTCGTGGAAGTCACGCCTGTGGATACTGGCTGGGCCCGGATCAACTGGATCCCATCAATTACTGAAGCGGTTGAGGAAACCGCTGGTTCCCGGGCGGCGGCAGAGGGTGGTAATCTCGACTCCGGTCCCCAAGAAACTGGTCTCGCCGAGATCAGCAGTTACAACCTTGAGCAGGGCGATGCGTTCGTCCGGAACAACGTGCCTTACATCCAGCGCCTGAACGCAGGATCATCGGCCCAGGCGCCGACAGGCTTCGTGGAGATCGCTATCGACGAAGTGATTGCCGAGGCTGAATCGAGGTTTGGACGATGACGCTGAATGAAGCAACAGAGCTGGTGTATTCGACCTTCGTTACCGCGTGGGGGTCGACTACACTTTTTACTTTCGATAACGAGGATTTCGAGGAGCCCGAGTCCGATCCTTGGGTTCGGCTCGTGGTTCGTAGCACGACTGGTGGTCAGGATTCCCTGGGAGAGCCAGGGTTCCGCATCTTCCGCCGACGTGCTATGGTGATGGCCCAGGTCTTCACTCCTGCCAACTCAGGGTCTCAACAAGGTCAACAACTGGCTCACCAGTTGCGTGATGTCTTTGAGGCTCGAGCCATTGGAGGCCTGGATTTTAACGATGGGCAGGTAACTACGATCGGCCCAAGCGGACGCTGGTACCAGACGAACGTAACGGTCGCATTCGGTTACAACGAGGTGAAGTAATGCAGATCCCCCAGCAGAAAAACGTGGTCAAGACTATCGCCCTGAACCAGGAGCAGTCGGAGCATCTGACCACGCTGTACGATAGCATGGTAGAGGAGCAGAACGCTTCAAAGACCATGGCCCTGTGGAAGTACCTGTATGGACTGTACCCCGAAGTCAACGAGGGTACCTGGGAACTCCGGTTCAACTGGTGCACCGGCGAGGCCTTCATCGACAAGTTCGAGCTGATTCCTCTGTTGTCCGCGGGTGGCGCCAATGGCTAAGCCGTATTCGCATCGGCTGAACTATATCGAGGTCGTTGGTCAGATTGAAGATCTGACCGCGGGGGAGCTCCTTTTGGAGCTTCCCCCGACCTATCGTCACTGGTTCGCTGCTGTAGAGTTCTTTGACTCCGGTGATCAGAAGGTGATCCCTACGGCAGGGACGGTGGACTTCCTGCTTAGGTCTGCCACACTGCCTGAGGACTGGCAGGGATTTACGGATAATTCTGTAGAGGCGGATACTCCAGAGCAGGTGAACTGGGCTGCGAACACAGTAGTGGTTCGTGCAGTGTTTACAAGCGTAACAGGTGCTACCAGGGCTCGCCTGCGGGCTAACGGCAACATCAGCTAGGGGCAACCATGGCTATCGGTCCTGCATTTTTCAGACCTACTAGCGGAGGCGGTACTGGAGCCGTGTCCAGCGTTTTTGGTCGTATTGGTGATGTAATTGCTCAGATAGGCGATTACAACACCAACCTGGTTACAGAGGTCAACAACCTCTACTACACCGAGATGCGCGTGAGTGCTAACGTCGACGTGGCCGCCAACACCAGCGCTCGTCATACACACAGCAACTTGACCACCCTGAACAGTATCACTGCTGCGGGTAGTGGTAGCATCATTACGACCGATGAACGTAACAAGCTTGCCGGCATCGATGACGGTGCTGAGGTTAACGCGGTCGACTCAGTGTTCGGCCGCACCGGTGCCGTGGTTGCTACGAATGGGGATTACACTTGGGCGCAGATCGATAAGACGACTTCGAGCATTGCCGATATCACCACTCGCTCGCATACCGACCTGACCAATATTGGGACCAATACGCACACGCAGATCGATAATCACATTTCGTCGACCTCCAACCCTCATAGCGTGACGGCTGCTCAGGTCGGCGCCTTGACCGACGCACCTGTGAACACCAGCACCTACGGACGCAGCAACGGAGCCTGGGTAGTTATCCCGGCTGCTCCGGTATCCTCTGTGTTCAATCGCACGGGTGCTGTGGTTGCTGCAAACGGTGATTACGACACCGACATGGTGACAGAGGGCTCATCCAATCTCTACTACACTGAGGCTCGAGTGGAGGCCAACCAGGACGTATCGGCAAACACCAACGCTAGGCACACCCACTCAAACCTTTCGACGCTAGATGACATCACCAATGCCGGTAGCGGTCTAATCATCACGTCTACTGAGCGGACGCGGCTTGAGGGCTATAGCGTGCGTAACGTGCGCTCTGGTGCCACAACGTTGGGCGTTACCGACACCGAGATGCTGTCGTTCGTCGGAAGTAACGGCCTATCTGTGACGCTGACTAGCCTTGTGGGTACGGGATTGACGATAACCTACAGCTTGAGCTCCACAACTTTCGTGACGTTGCTCGGCTTGACCCTGAATTCGATTCTGCGCGTGAACCAGATTTTTGAAAACACCACGGGCTCTGGTGTGACTATCGACGGTCTCCTGATCAGGGATGCCGGTATCCCTGAAGCGGCTGTGACTGCTCACCAGGCCGCGCTGTCTATCGCGGCTTCGCAGGTTACCAACCTGGAGCAGACCATCCAGATCGCCTTCGACGGTGAGGGCACCGTACTAGATGTTGGCGCGCAGGGGGATGTTGTGGCATCCTTCGACATGACAATCACCGGGTGGACCCTCCTGGCAGACCAGACGGGGTCCATCGAAGTTGATGTCTGGGCTGACACTTACGCGAATTATCCACCTACTGTGGCGGATTCGATCGTAGGGGTGAATAAGCCGACGATCAGCTCAGACGACAGTGCTCAAGCTACTGGCCTCTCCTGGTCCCTGACCAAGGGCGACACGGTCAGATTCAACATCGATTCTGTGACGGACATCACCCGAGTTACCTTGATCCTCAGCGGGGAGCGCAGCTAATGCCTACCACGGTCTTTAACATCGGTCAGTCGGACAATGACGGAACTATCGGTCTTGGCGCGAACACCAACGGCGCCGTGGCCCGGGCCTTCAACGATGGTGAGGAGTCCTCCGAGGGGTTTCTCCACTTCGACACCGCAGGTATTCCCGATGAGCAGACGGTGCAGGAAGCCACCTTGCGGCTGTACCATGACGCTTTCGACGCCAGCAGCGGTGTCAACTTCTCGCACGCTGTGGAGATCCTGAACGCGGATCAGACTCAGCGCTTTACGGTGTTCTTCGACACGGAATCTGCTACCGGTTTCGAGGACATTCCGGTGCCTGCGGCCCTGCTTCAGCATATCTCGAAGACGGGCTTGACCCGCTTTCGCCTGACTGTGCCGAACCCCGGCGCTGGTGCTTTTCGTCGGTGGGATGTTCGCACGTATGATTACGATGTGGGCCACTCCTTCCAAGCCACTCTGACGGTGACCCATAACAAGGTCATCAACACCAGCTTCTCGACCAAGAACTCTCAGTAGGAGGTGCCCAATGGGCCGCGTATCCACTAACACCACTTCTCTGGCATACGCCTTTGAGGAGAGTCTCGGCGTTCTGCCCGCAAGCCCCTCCTGGAAGAGGCTGGAGCCGAACACTCCGAACACCTTCGGTGCTAACGTCACCACCGTGGCCCGGAGCCCTATCTCGATCAACCGCCAGCGCCGCAAGGGTACCGTGACCGATCTTGACTCGGCCGTGGAATTCGACGCTGACCTGACCCTCGATAGCGTCGAGGACTTCATGTCGAGCTTCATGTTCGCCAACTTCCAGGGTGTGGCCGTCTTCGTGCCCACAGCGGTCACCACTGGCGGTTACACCGTCGATGCTGGTGGCGATCTCATCGAGAACGCTCTCATCTTCGCTCGTGGCTACTTGAACGATGCCAACAATGGGCTGAAGGTGGTTGGTTCTGGCTCGACGGCCACGAACATCGTGACCACGGGCCTGGTGAACGAGCCTACTCCCCCTGCTACGTCGAATCTCGAGGTGGCCGGTGTGCAGGGAACGGCTGGTGACATCGAGATGAACAGCGACGGTAACCTGACCTCGACCACCCTGGACTTTACAACCATCGGTCTGGTCGTCGGTCAGTTCATCAAGATCGGTGGCAGCACCACGGCTACTCAGTTCGCCAATGAAGCGGCCAACAACGGTTTCGCTCGTGTGCGCGCTGTGGCTGCCAACCTGATCACCCTGGACAAACCTTCGGCCACGTTCGCGGTCGATGACGGCGCTGGTCAGACCATCCAGCTGCTGTTCGGCCGGTTCCTGCGCAACGTTGCCGTGGATGACAGCAACTACGCCGAGAACAGCATCCAGTTCGAGCAGACGCTGCCTGGCTTGGGCCCCAGCAACGAGACCATGTACTCGTATGCCAAGGGCAACTATGCCAATCAGGCGGTGCTTAACGTGCCCCTGACGGACAAGGCCACGGTGACCTTCGGGTTCGTCGGTACCGACACCGATCCTCCGACTCAGACCCGGGCCACCAACGCTGCGACCCCGCAGGCGTCGTTCAAGACCAGTGCTCTGAACACGTCGGCGGATATCGCTCGACTGCGGATCGCTCTGGCCGATGAGACTGGCCTTAGCACCGCGTTCAAGAGCATCACCCTGACGATCAACAACAACGTGAGCCCCGAGAAGGTCCTGGGCCAGCTGGGTGCTCTCTTCATGAACGTGGGCCAGCTGGAGATCGATATCGAAGCTCAGCTGCTGTTCACCAACGCCGAAGTGATCAACGCGATCCGTAACAACGAGACCGTGTCGCTCGACCTCGGCTTCAAGAACGATGACGGCGGCGTCTACTTCGACGTTGCTTCGGCCACCCTGGGCGGCGGTGACCGTGAATTCCCTGTCAATGAGACCGTCCTGATCAATACCACGGTCCAGGCTTTCGGAGATGTCGATCTCGGTTACTCCCTGGCCATGACCGTGTTCCCTTACCTGCCGTAGGAGGATCACATGTTCGAGCACTTGAAAAACCTGGAGCCTCAGCAGACCGCGGAGTTCTCGATCTATCACATGGAAGGGGTGCCGGTGCTCACACTGGCCCCCGCCAATCAGTCCAACAAGGACTACACCAACGCCATCATGAAGGAGATGCAGCTCGCGCGCCGGGCTGCCCAGGTGCAGGGAAAGATCAACGACGAGCTGCTCAGCGAGCAGCGCGAGGCCGATCGAGTCCTGTACCCGCTGCACGTGTTCAAGGGCTGGACTCGCATGATCTCGCCGAGCACTGGCGAAGAGATCGAGCCCACCCCGGAGAACGTGCAGGAGTTCTTCAAGCAGCTGCCCGACTGGCTGTTCGATGAGATCCGCGTGTTCTGTGGGAACATCCGGAACTTCGTCGATCCCGAGGCCACTGCGGGAAACTGAGGAGGCGCCTAAGGTGGGAGCTCGAGCTTCAAGAAAAACGGTTTGCCATTCAGTGCTTCATGGAGCGCGGGTTGCCACTTCCAGAGTGGTACAAGGATGGCCCGGAGATCATGGAGGTCGAGCTCTTCTACCTGGGTGCATTCTACGAGCTCTCTACCTGCCGGCAGCTTGGCATGGCTGTGGGGCCGATCCCCTGGACGGCCCTCCTTCAGTTCGCTACGTATGCCGGATTGGACCGTGAGATGACGGACTGCTTCATTCAGATCGTGCGTGGGTTGGATGCGGAGTACCTGGATTACGTGAGCAAGAAGGGTAAGTAACGTGGCTGATTTTCCAATCGTCATTCGCTTCGACACGAGCCAGGCTTCCGCAGGCACGCGCACGGTTGAACGTGGTCTAAGTCGGCTTGACCGGCAGGCGCAGAGCCTTGGACGTAACCTCCGAGGCCTGCTAGCGTTTGCTGGTGTGAGTCTGGGAGTCGGGCAGATCATTTCTCTGTCCGACTCCTTCACGTCCCTGCAGAACCGTATCCGGCTGGTGACGGACGACACCGCCGAACTGAACCAGGTCACCGACGAGCTCTTCGCAATCTCTGATCGAACTCGTAGTTCTTTCGAGGGCACCGCCGAGCTGTATGTGCGAACGGCGCTGGCCTCAAGAGAATTGGGCACGACCCAGGAAGAGCTGCTGACTGTAACCCAGGGTGTGAACCAGGCCATCATCCTGTCTGGCGTGAACGCTCGTGAGGCCACCAACGGTATCATCCAGCTGTCACAGGGTATCGCGGCCGGCGCCCTGCGTGGTGACGAGCTTCGATCTGTGCTTGAGCAGCTGCCCGGCGTGGCCGATGTAATCGCCGATCAGCTGAACGTGACTCGAGGAGAGTTACGAGAACTTGGGCAAGATGGGCGAATCACATCTGACATCATCATTGACGCCTTCCTAAACGCGGCTGACCGGCTTGAGGATGACTTCGCCACTACGATCCCGACTATCGGGCAGTCGTTCCTCGTACTTCGTAACCAGCTGATCTTCTTGATCAGTGAGCTCAACGCCACCACCGGAACTGCTGAGACCTTTTCTCGTGGCATCCTGGAAGTAGCCGGCCTTGTCCGAAACCTGGCCAGCGATGTTCCCCAGCTCGCCCGTAACCTAGCGTCCCTCGGTATCGTGATCGGGTCAATCCGATTGGCGGGTTTTGCGCAGGGCCTGGCAAGCTCTGGGGGCGCTGCCCTAATCCTGCGAAGGCAGATCACCCTGCTATTCCGGCTCATCCGAACCAACCCCGTGGGCCTGCTCGTGGTTACCTTGGGCTCTCTGATCGCCCTGCTCGTGCGCAGCGCTGACGAGATCAATGCTACCAACGACGGTCTGGCCACCCTGGAAGACTTCGGCCAGGCTGCATTCGAGATACTGCTGGAACTCATCGAAACTGTGGCTTCGTCGTTGTCCGATCTGCTAGGCGGAGCACTTGATGGGGCTATCGCTCTGGTTCGCCAGTTCTTTGGCTCTTTCGAGGACGGCGCACGATTCGCGGCCATCTTCATCGATGGTGTTATTGGGCTGTTCATCGGCCTTGCACGTGTTGTAGGCGTATCTCTGCGCGTGGTTCGTAACGAGCTGTTGATGGCATTCAGTGAACCACTCAACGAGATTGGGCGGGATTTCACCGACTTCATTAACGCACGTATCCAAGACCTGAATGCTCTGCGGATTTTCTTTGGTCAGGAGCCCGTGGACCTGATCCGATTCAATCCCATCGATACGAGTGATCTTGATCCGACTCTGACCTTCGAGAACCTTGGTCAGCTTGCTGGGGACTCTTTCGTCTCTGGGTTCCTGTTCAGCGGCGCCGAGGACCTCCTGGATACGATCCTGGATCGCGCCAGAGAGATTGCTGTGGCCGAAGAGGCGGCAGAGGCTCAGCGTCGTGCACGGGCCGAACGTGAACGTCTCTCGGCCCAAGACCAGGCCTTCCAGGAACTCCTTGCGCTGCTACGCCAGGAAGCCGATCTGCTCCTGTTATCAAATCGTGAGTACGAGATCCGAACGCGCTTCCTTGCGTTGCAGGACGATTTCGGTCAGCAATTTAATGAAACTCAGGCTGAGCTGGTTGATGGACTACTCCGAGAGATCCAAGCTCGTCAAGATCAAGCAGCCCTGCTCGATCAGATCCGCGGACCTTACGATGAAATCCAGGCCCAGCAGGCAGCACTGAACGCTCTTCTAGAGCGTGGTGCTATCACGACCCAAGAATTCGTGATGGCCATGCGTGATCTGCAGATTCAGGAGCTGGATCTGAATACGGACGAACTCTCAGGTTACTCGAGAGGATTGCTACGTATTCAACAGCAGTTCGACGATATCGCGACCGGAACCGAGAACGTGGTCAACGCCGGCTTTAACGCACTGGCCGATGGTCTTACGATGTTCGTCGAGGACTCTTCGACATCGTTGAGGGACTTCCTAACCAACATTAGTCAGGCTGTTCTCCGAGCTACTTCTCAGATCATCGCTCAGCTGATCATTGTGAATGCTCTGCGAGCCCTGGGAGGCGGGGCACCGGTCCCTACACCAGCCCCTAACCCCGATGCCTTCGGACCTGGGTTCGCGCGTGGTGGCCAGTTCATGGTTGCAGGATCTGGTGGTACCGACAGTCAAAACGTGGCTTTCCGAGCTACCCCCGGTGAGCGCGTGACAGTCGAAACCCCTCAGCAGCAGCGAGCTTCAGATCGCGCCCAAGAGCCGGCAGCAGCACAGGCTATGCCGGAGATCAGCATTGTCAACGTGACTGATCCTCAGCAAGCACTGGACGCCATGGCGAGCGGCGATGGTAGACGTGTGATTACGAACCAAATCCGGGAGAACGCTTCTTCCATCCGTAAGATTCTGGGAGTGTAGTGATGGCTATCACCACAGGAACCGCCACCGATTACCATGATCTGCTCGACGATCTACGAACCTGGCTAACGGGTACCGTGGGTTGGACGCAGGAAGCCTACACGGCACCTGGGAGCATCAGCGACCCAGCATTGCTATACCTACGTGGACCTGGTGCCGGCGAAGGTAGCAGGGTTTACGTCAACATCGAAACTGAAGCTGATGTTGGCAATGGGACCTACTCCTGGGCGATTTACGGAGCTACGGGTTATGACTCCGGATTGGCCGCCGCTTCTCAGCCCGGTGCTGGCGGGCCGGTGTATTTCAATCTCTGGGAGCAGTCGCTGGACTACTGGTTCTACGCTAACGACCGTCGCATGATCGTCGTGGCTCAGGCCGGCACGAACTATCTGAGCATGTACGCCGGTTTCGTGCTGCCGTTTGCGCTTCCCAGTGAATACCCCCACCCGTTGTACATCGCTGGCAACTACCGTCAGCCGGCTCTTCCAAGCGAGCCTAACAACTCGAACTCCTCGATCGCCGATCCCGGTGAGAGTGCGGCCATGTACCGTCGTCGCACGTCTGGTGTGTGGCAAGCCGTTACCAATCAGCTGATCAGCGCGCAGGCGCCGTCACCTGCAACCGGTGAGCGCGCTTTCATCTGGCCTCAGGGCGTGGGTCGTCGTAGCATCTCGGCCACGACCACCAACCCCGAGCAGTGGTCTCACGGCGGTTTCAACACCATGCGCGACAATTTTGAGGGCGAGACCCCCTTGATTCAATCGCATCTGGTGGACATGCAGGATCGCACCATCGTCGGTGCTCTTGATGGGGTGTTTGGCGTTAGCGGTTTCGGTCGTACCGCTGAGCAAACCATCACCGTGGGTGCTACCACGTATCGTCTCTTCCCCCGTATTTTCCGTAGCACGGCGGGTGACTTTATGGCCATCGCGGAGGTGTAGAATGGCTTTCCAGCAGACATCCGCTACCGATTGGGATACCCTCCTGGCCGCCTTGGCCAGTTTTGCTGCTACGGCAGGTTGGACCGTCGAATACAACCAAACCGGCCAGGTAGCTTTCAGCAACGGGTCTGCAGCAATTGCTATCGGAACTCGAGTAGGGCAAAACCCAATCACGCGCACCGTGGGAGCTGATACGTATGACGACGCGATCTTGAACTTCGCCCTGTCAGACAGCATCACCCCCACTAACATTGCGTTCTGGGGACACCCTGGATCCCTGGTTACGACATCCACCGATCCCGATATCCTCGCCGTCAACGATCTGCACGGGCCGTTCAATAACGTCTGGTTCTTTAGCGATACCAGTCCCGCATGGATTCATGCCGTGGTACAGTCCGCCGGTGACCGCTATACACACTTCGGATTCGGGATCATCGACAAGCTCGGAGCTACGACTCCTGATTGTTCATTCGCCATTGGCATGGACTATCTCTGGTGGCCTGACGGCTTCAACTCTAACGATCCGTCCAGCGCTCAGCATAAGATCGGCCATATTTTCGATGGTACGAACTCGGCGCATATCCGAATTCCTGCCAGCACGCTACCTACCGGTTTCCCGGCTGCTGGAATTTACAAAGCTGATCAGTTCAACACTTCTATGAGCAGAGGTTATACTGCCTCAGACCACTGGGCCTCGAATGAGAGTGAATCGAGATTCCTCGATTTCTTCTTGGCCGTGTCGAATCAGTCTGTCACTGGGGGCACCGCGATGTTCGCACTACCGGTGCTAGTTCTGAATGCCACGTCTTCTCCGACTTCTCAAGTACACCTGGGCAACTTTCCCGGCATCAGGCTAGCGAACGTTTCCGATTACACCCCGGGGCAAGAACTCACCTTCGGCACCGAGACCTGGCTCATCTTTCCGTGGAAACGTAAAGGGCTCGAGGAGAATACTCGATTCGGCGGTAACCCCCAGCCTGAGGTCAACACCACCATCACGGGCTTCGCTGTGCAGAAAGTGACCTAGCATGGCCTACACCGGCAATATCACAGGAACCATTGGTAGTGGGCTACCTGCGACTCCCACGGGCCAGAACTGGCGCCGTAATGAGATTCTGTTTTTTCAGATTAACGTTACGGAAGATTTCTACCCTGGGTTCGTTCGTATCTACCATCGTGATGACACGCCTTCCCGCCTCATGGCGGTGTGTCTATACGATGATGTTGCTGGTGTTCCTGTGAACCTGCTGGCCTCTGCCTCTGAAACGAGTGTGGCCGGCGGTGGTACGCTTGCTAGTACGTTTACGGATATCGAGTTTGGGACCCACCCAGAACTCACCTCCGGAACATACTGGATGGGGGCATGGCTCAACGGTAGTGGATTCGCCCTGCCTGTTGGTGTGTCTGACTTCACATTTCCGGCCCTCACTCGCAAGCTGAGCCAGTTCAATGATACGTTTCCGGACCCGATCAGTGGGCTCAGTTCTTCGACCTTCGACCCGGCCATTCAGTTCCGTTACGAAGCTGTAGCTTCCGCTACGCCTATCGGTGAAAACCTGACGATTAAGTACACCTTGGGTCAGGTGACTGCGATCGGCGAAAACCTCACGATCAAGTACACCCTTGGTGATGCTACGGCAGTCTTCGACGATTTGACAGTGAAGTACCGGCTTGGTACTGGCACCCTGACAACCAACAACACCGATTACGTAACTCCGGGAACAGCGTCCAACAACGTTGCCGATCCCGCAGTGTTTAACACGGCTACGTCTATTGGGGCCGACACGGCCATGGTGTCCACCGGAGCTTTGCAAAATCCGTCGCCTACTACACTACCAGCAGGCACCGGGTTACGTGACTACCACGCCTATGGTGATATCTACTTCCGGATCTGGTCAGTCCCAAGAACGTTGCGCCTGCAGAATCCCGGAATCAATCGACCCATCCCGTTTACGATCTGGAGTGCATTCAACGAGAGCAACACCCTGAATACCATTACCGGTACGGGTCAAACTGGCCTCACGCTAGACATCACACCACCGTCTGTTTTCGGGCCCGTGGAAGAGCGCGAGCTGAATGTCACCATCGGCGCCACAGCCCCCGTAACCGTGGATGCTGTGTTCCAGTTCAACTTCGCCCTGGCTACCGGCCTCTTCGACTTTAATGCGGTCGTGGCCCAGTTCCTGGCAGTAATTCCGGAAGTACCTGTCACAGAAACGTGGGAATGGCTCAGTGACGTGATTATTGCGTGGGACGGGACCGAGCAGAGGATCTCTACACGTCTGCAGCCCCGCATCACGCTCGATAGTACCGTGGCCATAGACGATGATGAAGATCGTCAACAGCAGTACAACCTGATCTTCCAAAGCATCGGGCAGTCTGTGGCTATCCCGTTCTTCCATCTTGGAACGCAAATCACCGCCACGAGTGCGGAGGCTACGTCTGAGATCTTCTTCGACCGGGATTCCACCGATGTTCGTGATGGTGAATTGGCCTTCGTGCTACGGCCAACGACGGGCGAAGGCTTCCTATTCCGCATGCAAACGGTTACTGCCACAGGGGCGACTCTTGAGGCTCCCTTGACCGCTGAGATCCGGCAGGGTGACAGGCTGTTCCCCGCGTTCATGTCGTTCATCCGTGACAATAGCACGCTCTCCATGGGCCAGCTTGCTGGTGAGGTAGCGTACACGGCCCAGGTCACTGAGCCGAGATCCTCCACTGCCCGCCCCAACTCCGGGGCCAGCCTGGTGATGTTCGACAGCCTACCCGTGTTGGAAGAGCCGGCCCTGGCGAGACGTGCCGGCGACGAGAACTTCACGATCGACTACGACAATGTCGACAGCGAGACAGGCCTTGTGGCGATTCGCACGCATTGGGACCATGCCTTCATCAACGGTTCGCGACAGTTCTACACCCCGCGGGCTGGTGTTTCCCCCATGATGGACTATTGGCGGCTGTTCCTGGACACGGTTGATGGGCAGCGTGGGCCATTCCTGTTCCCGTCACGCCGTGAGGATCTGTTCCTCGTGGGCGCTGGAGTGCCATCGGCAACGCAGATTACGATTGCGGGTTCTGACTATCAGACGCAGTATTTCGAGCACGACACCTACAAGCGGCTGCGGCTCGTAAATACAGTAGGCGCGACTCACTATACTGCGGTACAGTCGGTCACCGCTGACGGAGATAACACGATCCTGTCCATCGATCCGCCGGTTCCTAGCGAGCCAGAGTGGACCGATTTCGAGATCGAATTCCTGAACAAAGTTAGGCTAGCTAATGACCGAGTGCGCTGGGACCACTTCTCGCGATACTCGATTCTCACGCTAAACCTTAGAACGACGGACCAGTGATATGGTTTATGACGCCAGAGAAAACAGCGCAACTGACGGGTCCCCGATCGAAGGTTATAAATTCACGGGGACCTTTCGCAATTACCTCTACACCAGCGCCGACCGTGATATTGTAATCAACGGTGAGACCTACACAGCGATATCTATTCGCCGTGGTGCGATTCCCTCTGGCACTCAGGATGAGAACCAGCTGAACCTGGAGCTCACCGTGCCCCGGGACATCGACCTAGTGCAGGACTACGCTTTCTCACCCGGACCTCCTGGGCTTAACCTGGAGATCGTGAGATACCACGACGGCGATGACGCCACCACTCAGTTCATCACCGCGTGGAAAGGCCCCGTGACCAGCTTCTCGATCGATGGCAACTCTGCCTCGATCGTGGTGCCGTCGATCTTCGGTGTTCTGCTGAACGGTAACGTGCCTACGACGTTCTTTCAGACTGTCTGTAACCACGTGCTATACGACAACCGCTGCCAAGCCAGCCGGGCTGCCAATAGTGGCACCTCGACCGTGGCTTCTTTCGACGGCACTCAGATCACGGTGGCTTCCTCATCGTTCACTGAGAACTTCCTGGCTGCGGGTGAGCTGGTCAACACCACCAAGGGCGAACGCCGGTTGATCATTTCCAACAGCGGTAACGTCATCAACGTGAATCTAGCGTTCTCGAACATCGAGGTCGGTGACAACGTTGAGTTCGTGGCTGGGTGTGACCACAGCTTCGACACTTGCATTAGCAAGTTTAACAACTCACTCCATTTCGGTGGACACCCTTACATTCCGACGATCAACCCCTTCGAGGTGCAAGAGCTATGATCTGGGTTACCCTAGCCCTGTTTGCCGCGTCATTTCTGGCCTCTCAGCTGCTGGCCCCGAAGCCTCAGGTCGAGGATGCCAGAGCTGCGAGCCTAGACGACTTCAACTTCCCCCGCGCCGACGAGGGAGACCCCGTTCCGTGGATCATTGGACGAGTGCGACTAGATGCCCCGAACACTCTGTGGTATGGGGATTACATCGCCGAGCCCGTTGAAGAGCGCATTCGTCGTAACATCTTCTCCTCAACCACGGTGGTCGTTGGTTATCGATACCGCATTGGGATTAACCTGGGCCTTTGTCTTGGACCCGACGTGCGTATTCGCCAGATCTGGATCGACGACAAGCTCGTGTTCAGCGGTGGCGCCGCGACGGACGTGGTACCGGTGTCTATCAACCATCCGGACCTGTTCGGCGGCGATGACCGCGGGGGCGGCTTTCAGGGGCCGGCCACCTTCTACGCCGGTCAGTTTGACCAGATCCGCGATACTTACATGACCGAGCTAGAGGGTGAAAACTATCCTCCGTACACTGGGCAAGCCCACATCATCTTCAAGAACGTTTACATTGGAACCAGCCCCCAGCTGCGTAAAATGTCGTTTGAGCTAGAGCGGGTGCCAAACCCCCTCGGCCTTGACACCCTGGTCAACCGCATTGGGAATGACATCAACCCCATGACTGCTCTGTACGATCTGATGACGAGCTTGGGCGGTTGGGGCGGCCTGCAGATCGCTGCGGACGATATTGACACCGCGGCCTTCATCAGCGTGGCTACGATCCTGGCCAACGAAGAGCACGGCATCAGCATGAAGATTGCTCGACCGAACTCAGCCCAGTCGGCGATCCAGGAGATTTTGCGTCAGATCGACGGGGTTCTATACCAAGATCCGGCCACGGGAAAGATCACCATTGCGCTCATTCGTGACGATTACGATGAAGGTACGCTACCCGTGTTCAACGAGACCAACATCGTTGAGGTGAGGAACTTCACCCGCACCGCTTGGTCGGAAACCTTCAATCAAGTACGCGTGACGTTTACGAGCCGAGACAAGGACTACGCTACCAGTACCTCCGTGGCGCAGGACATGGCCAACATCAACTCTCAGGGCCGGCTCCGTACCACCGAGCTATCGTTCCCCGGCTGCAGCAATGGGCCCCTGGCCACACGCCTCGCTGCCCGTGAGCTGTCCCAGCAATCAGTTCCTCTGTTCTCAGTTACCCTCAGGATGAACCGTCAGGGTTACCAGCTGCGGCCCGGATCACCCTTCGTGTGGAGCTGGTCGGACTATGGTATTCAGAGCGTTGTCATGCGTGTACAGAAGTTCAATCTCGGCGAGCTGACGAATGGGAGGATTGTGGTCGAGGCCTTGCAGGATTCTTTCGGTGTTTCGACCGCAGTGTTTGCCGATCCTGCTGATACCCTGTGGAACCCCATCAGTCGTGCCGCAGTCAATGCTACGCAGCGCATTCTCACAGAAGCTCCGTACTGGATCGTGCAACAGGTTGAGGAGCTAGAGCCTGAGGATAACCTCGCATGGCCGATGGTTGCAGTCCGTAATCCTAGTGCTCTGTTGGGATTCCGTCTTTACACCTCGGCCGATGACTTTGCGACCGACACCGTGAACGATATCACCAGAACTCCTTTCACTGGTTCGGCCATCCTGAACGAGGACATCTCCCTGACTGACAACATCGTCAGCATGGTGATCCCATCAATTACGATTCGGGAGCCAAGCCCTGGTCCTGGTATCTTCCAATCAACCACTATCGGTGAGACTGCTGTTTATGGAACGAACTTGTTCCAGATCAACGGTGAGCTGATGGCCTGCGCGTCAATCACTGATAACGGTGATGGCACCTACACTCTCAACAACGTCTATCGAGCTCTCCTGGATACGACGCTCGAGAACCACGCCACGGACGATATCTTGTATGCCCTGACCAGCAACTCCATCAGCCGTAATGATCGCGGGGGTGCTGACCTGGTCTATTTCCGCACACCGACTTTCAGCGACATCGATGCGCAAGAGCTGGCAGACGTGAGTTCTGAGAGTGTGCAGTTCCAGAGCCGTTACAACAAGCCTGCTCCCCCGGACTATACCCTCATCGAGGGATTTCGAGCACCTGGTGTGGTTGCCAGTAACACCGTAGCAGCGACTTGGACGGCACGAACTCGCCTAGCCGAGAACATCACGCTGCCAACAGCTGGTGCTGAGACTCCGGAAGATGATACGACCTACACTGCTACCATGTTCATCAACGGCTATCAGGTGGCCCAGAACGGAGGCTTAGTCTCGCCTACTACATCGTTCACCGGATTACCTAGTCGAAGCGGTACCGGTCGCGTAGAAGTGATAGCGGTGCGACCTGGTCCGACCAGCAGCTGGCAGCCCGATGTTATAGAGTTCCCTTACGTGAACCCGCCATCGATGGGTAGTAACCTGCTCACCAACGGAGACTTCGAGGCCGGAGATCTAAGTAGCTGGACCGTGACTGCCGGTGATTGGACGGCCGCGGCTACTGGCACCCCCAGCCCTATTGGAAGTTTCATGGCCCGCTCGCTGAAGGCAGCAGTTGAGGCGACACAGGCTGTGACCATCGCTGTGCCTGATCGTAGTCGTATGGCCCTGGTCACAGCGTTGCAGGCTGCTCAGACGAGCGGAGCTGCTGGGGGTCTGGAGGTCTGGCAGGATGCTTCCAAGATCACCACCGTACCGTCACTGGCTTCCCCTGATGGAGAGTGGCGCCTGCGGACTGTGGTGCTGCCCTTGGATTCTGCTGAGTCTGACGTGAACGTGAAATTGGTTGCCGATAACGTAGGCGTTCTCTTTGACGAGGTAACGGTTCGGGTGAATGCCAACACCAAGGACATCAGCCACAGTTACAACCTGCAAACAGGGGTTACCGCGGTTGTAGGTGCTTGGGCTCTGCGCCGCGTGGTATCAACTTACAGCGGGCCCCTGATTCGCGTGCGTGATACGCGCACCGGGACCGAGACGGACATCGGAATGTCTGGTGTGGATCTCGACACCTTCGTCAAAGAGGGTGAGCTTGAAGTAATTCGTTGGTACGATCAGAGCGGTAACGGGGTCAACCTGGAACCGGGCAGTGCTGCTAATCGGCCGATCCTCACCCCGTTCGATACGGACACCGGGCGCCCTGCGATTACCTTCAACCAGGGTGCTACGCTGATCGATCCTACCCCCGGTCAAACACGGGCCTACATGGTTACACGGCCCAACGTCATGGCCTGTGTGGGCCCGCGCTTGCAGACGACCCTGAATGCCTCACTGTTCAGTATACCCGAGGACCTGGCCGATCCCTCGAATCGTCGTTGGGGGCTGGGCACTGCGGGCGCGACCGTGTTCACCACTTTCGCTAACAACTCCGGCGACAACTTCACTGGGGACACAGCCTCAGGCAACCACGTCGTGTTCATCGACTACACTAACGGCTCCACCTACTACGATGACGGAGCCACGGCCGTGGACACTTTCACGGCTCAGGACATCACCTACCCCTTCGAGACTCGGTTGATCATCGGAAATAATCCGCTTGATACCCTGGCCTGGGAAGGTGGTACTCTGAACGAGCTAGTGATCTTCCAGGGTGATCTAGATTCGACCGCCCGGGGCAACACCATCACGGACCTGAAGAGTTACTGGTTCAACACGTAGGGAGAACGTCATGAGTGAGCACATCATCCCCGAGGCCAAGTGGACGATCCGCCGGGCCTACCTTTTCATCCTGTCGCTGATCTGCGTGGCCGTCATCGGTGTCTGCCTTTGGGCCGGCATCAGCAAGGGCACTGATACGACCCTGCTCCATACGGCGGTTGTTTCGTCTTTCGCCCTGCTGGGTGCCTGCATCGGTAGCTACGTCTTCGGTGCTACCTGGCAGGATGTAAAACTGCTGGGGAGGAAGTAATGGCTATCACGGCTGCCGACATCAAGTTCTTTCACAGCGGCGGGGCTGGTAACACAGATCCGGATGCCTCCTTGGGAGGTATCCGGTCCACCACTGAGGTAACCAACGACGCTCTACAGAACCTGTTCGACGACGCCAGCAACGCTGAGCTGACCAGCGGTACCGTGGAATATCGGTGCATCTACGTCTTCAATGACAGCGGTTCTGACACCTGGCTCGATGTGCGGATGTTCATTCAGACCCCCACCCCCAGCGCTGACACCGTGTTTGCGATCGGCCTTGACCCTGCCGGCGTGGGCGACGGTAGCACCACTGGTGTGGCCACCACGGTAGCCAACGAGACCACTGCGCCTGCTGGTGTGACCTTCTCAGCGCCCACGGACTACACTGGCGGCCTCCAGACGAGCGATCTCAGCGCCGGCCAGGGTAGGGCCCTCTGGCTCCGTAGAACGATCTCTGCGGGCGCTGCAGCGGCTGCTGAGGACTCCATGGACCTACGGGCCCAGGGGAACACGCTGTGATCGCCGCGGCCGTGGCCTCCCCGCTGGCCAGGAAACTGGTCGGCGGCGGGGTCCTTTTGCTGGGGTTGTGGCTGTTCTGGGGCCATTATCAGGGGGTCAAGGACGAGCGGGACCAGCTGAAGGAGGACAGAGAGCGCCTGCTGGGGGCCCTGAACGTCCAGACAGCAGCGTTCGACTCGACCGTGGCCCAATGGCAGGCCCAGTACACCGAGGCCGTAGAGGCGCTGCAGGCGCAGCAGGAGCTGTCCCGGCGGGCCTCTCGGGAGAAGGAGAACCTCCTTGATATTTTCAGTCGCCACAATCTGCGGGCCCTGGCGCTCAGAAAGCCGGGCCTTATTGAGAATCGTATCAATTCTGGCACTCAGCGCATTCTGCGGCTGTTCATCGATGCCACCGCCAGTGGAGATCCGGACAGTGCCGGCCGAGGGGCCGCCGCCAGTCCTGATTCTACCGGACCCGGCACCGATCGATAGCTCAGCTGCCCGGGGTGTTGAATGGACGGTTTTGACGGCCGAGACCTTGCCTATCGGCGAGAACTGGGTTTTCTTTGCCATGACACCCGAAGCGTATGAAAGGCTTTCCGCATTCAACGCCGAAATGCTACGTTGGGTTCTCGAGGCTGATGGTCGCCTTCAATATTACCGAGAGCAACTTGGCGAGGCGCAGGATGAAGCGAAACGACGATCGGACAATCACAATGAGCCCTGAGGAACTGGAAGACCTACTCGAGCGTGTGGTCAAGCGTACCTTGACCGGCATCGGCATCCAGGTGGACGACCCGCTCACGATGCAGCGGGATTTCCAGCATCTTCGGTCACTGCGTGAGACAACTGAATCCGTGAAGTCGAAGGGCCTCCTGACCTTGATGGGAATCTTGGTGAGCGGGGCCCTTGCAGTAATCATACTTGGTGTAAAAACCGCTTTTGGACGGGGTGGTTCCTGATGAGCTATGTGCTAGGCAAACGATCCAAGTCCCGCCTGAAGGGTGTTCACCCTGACCTGGTGTTGGTTGTCGAGCGGGCAATTCAGATCACCAAGGTTGATTTCAGCGTGCTGGAAGGGCTCCGTACTCCCGCCCGTCAGAAGAAGCTCAAGGCTGCCGGCGCCAGCAAGACGCTGAAGTCAGGCCACCTGTCGGGCCACGCCGTGGATCTCGGAGCCTACATCAAGGGTGTGGGGATCTGCTGGGACTGGCCGCTCTATCACAAGATCGCCAAGGCGATGAAGCAGGCCGCTAAGGAGCTGGACATTCCCATCAAATGGGGTGGGGATTGGAAGTCCTTTAAGGACGGTCCTCATTTCGAGCTCGACCGGACTTCCTACAACGGTTTCGGGGAAGTCTAAGCGCCTGGATCCAAATCCACGGCCAGACCAGCACGATTACGATAATCGATACAGGGTGAATACGGCGATTACGAAGGGGTGCTCCCAGAAATGAGAGCACCCCCGTAATTAACCCGCCGACTAGGTACGCCGTCAGGTATGGGTTCACCGAACCTTCTCCAGCACCTCGTAGAACTCCGCACGATCCCAGTCGTAGCGACGACTGGCGTTCAGCGGGACACCACGTCGGCGCAGCCGGGCCCGGGCACCAGCCTCACCGATGCCCAGCTTCTTGGCCAGGTCAGCAGGGCCGTACCGGCGACCCTTGCGAACCCGCTTCTTCTTGGGCTGCTCCTCGGTCTTCTTGGCAGCCTTCTTCGTGGTCTTCTTGGGCGCCGCAGCGGCCTTCTTGGTAGCCTTCTTCTCGGTCTTCTTGGTAGCCTTCTTGGCCTTCTTGACCAACACCTTCTTCGCCATGGGGATTCCTTTCAACCTGGACAAGACCGCCTCAGCGACCGTGCCCTTGTTCTTGATTGCCTCATACACATCACTGTCGATCGAATTCTCGACATAGATGGTGTAGATCGTCACGGGCTCCGTCTGTCCGTGCCTGTGGATCCGGGCCAGGGCCTGCTCATGATCGATATAGCTGAACGTGCAGCTGTAAAAGATGGCATTGCTGGCTCGGTAGAGATCAATACCCACGCCGCCAGTCTTGATCTGGCAGATGAGCACATCTATTTTGCCGTCCTGGAACTCCTCAATCAGCCTGGCCCGCTCCTTCTTGGGCGTCTTTCCGTAGAGCATCCCTACGGAGTCGGTGGCTTCGAGTGCAGCTTCCTTGCAGTAATTCAGCTCCTGGATGTAACGGCAGAACACGACCACGGGGAAAGTCACTCGGCGTTGTAGTAGGGTCTTCAGTTTGCGTAGCTTCGCTCGGCCGACTTCGATGACCTCGTCCTCGTCGTCGATTACGAATCCTCCGCACACCTGTTGCTGTTTACCCAGCTGAGTGACCTTCAACCCCGCGGTCACGACCCGGTCTCCCATCTCAGCCAGCATCTGCTTTTCTAGCTCCGTGTAGATCCGCAGCTGCTCACCCTTCATCGTCACCGGGCACTCGACAAAATCTATCGGGGGCAGATCCAAAACCTGCTCCTTGGTCAACCGCACCACGTAGGGGCGGATTTTTTGCATGAACTCTTTACGGCGTTCCTCTCTGAACTTCCGCTCATAGCCCATGTATCCCGTGGGTCGAAGAAAGTGGTTATCGAAATCCGCCCAGCGTTTGCCAAACACGTCAGGCTGAACAAACCGAAACTGTGCCCACAAGTCTTGGGGAGCCTTGTCGATGGGCGTTCCGCTAAGTCCAATACGGTATTCGGCGGTCAGCTTTGCGGCGTTCCTTGACTGCTTCGACCCTTTGTCCTTGATCCGTTGGCTCTCGTCATAGATGACAGCCGTCCACTCCGTCTCTCGTAGGCGTGGTAACAGATCCTCAACAGCTTCGTAATGCACGATGTAGACGTAGGGTGCACGCACTTTCACGTCTTCATCGAGAGAGGTGAAGATGTTGAGATCGGGAATAGAGCGCAGGGTCTTGACCCACGAACTCTCTAGGTTGGACAGGGGGCACACCACGAGCACCTGCATCTTCGAGCCCATCAACTTGCTGATCAGACCACCAGAAATATACGTCTTGCCCGTGCCCTGCTCAGCCGCCACCAGGAGCGACTTTTGTTTCAGGATCTGGCGCACTACGCGCTTCTGGAAAGGAAAGAGCTGATTAAACATCGAGTTCCGCCTTGATCTGTTCAACAACGTCGTCAGGTTCAACGCCGACAAAAGCGATCCCCCCAGCCCGCTTGATCTGCTTCATCACATGCCACTGAATGGCCGAAACGGTACCATCCGGCTCTTTCACCTCGACGTAAACAGCCCGGCCCTCAATGACGGCAGTCAAATCTGGGAGGCCGGCGTGGCTGTACGGGCCGCCGTGGTTTTTTGCAATGAAGCATTTGGGGAAGGCTTTACGGATAGCCTTCTGAATTCGCTGTTGTCGTCGAGTTTCTCGTTGCTTGGCCATGGGTGCCCCCTGGTCTCCTAGTCGTCCTTGATCAGGTCCATCTCTTCGAGCGCGTCGAACACCACGTTACGCTTCTTGCGCAGCGTGGGCGCCTTGGAGAGGTCGACATCGAGGCCGTGCTTCTCGACGATTTCGGCGAGCTCATCGGCATCCATGTCCATAACCTCGTCGTCTTCGTACTTGTCCTCATCGCCCTCCGTGACCAGGGTGGCTTCACCATCTTCGGGCTCTTCCTCGGACTCGGGCTCTTCTTCACCGCTGTTCTTGGCGGCCATGCCCTCGACCATGGAAGCCGACAGGTAGTCCTCCATCGTGGAGTAAACCTTGCCGTCGTCCTTCTGGTCGTGCACGACGATCACGCCACACTCGCGACCGATGAGATCCTTCGGGTCCAGCTTGAACGCCTTGCCGGGGATCTCCACATCGAGAACCTCGAGCAGGCCACGCAGCTTGAACAGGGCCTGGGGCTGGAGGCTGGTCCAGAACTTCAGGTTGCAGCCGTTGGCGTCGTTGTCGTCGCTGATCACGGTAAAGTCCCAGATCAGCGTGGGCTTGCCGGCGCTTGACTTGCCGGCCTCGACGGCCTTCACCTTGGCCAGGTAGGTCCCCTCCGGGCAAAGTCGAAACGTTTCGACCCCGCTCATATCGGGGATACTGAGCATGGTTTTCTTGGGACGGGGCATGGTTCTCACTCTCCTTGAATCACTTCCAGGATCTCGTCATACGTCGGATCGACGATGACCTCGGGCAAATCCACAGCCTTGGGCTTGCGGAGTTTGGTCGCGTAGTACGGGTTCGGCCCGACGCGCAGGCAATACTCGTCCTTCTTGACCTTAACCTTCTTGTTACCTTTCTTGACCTCCTTGTAACGACGCCTGATGAAGGTGCTGCCGAGCACGCTCACCATGGCGTTGAGGTGGTCCTTCACGGACGGGATGAGGCGCGGCCCGACCTCCGGCACGATGACTTCTTCTGCTTCTTCGTACTCATCGTAATCGTCCTCTTCGTCCCCGGGCCGGTTAAAAATACGCTGCTGCGCGTTGAAAATAACCTCCACAGGTAGGTTACGGAAGTGCGTGATCCAGGAGTTCATGGCTCCTGAGACTTCACCCCACTCCTGCAGCTTTAGCGCACCCCAGCTGCCGATATCGTCAACCTTACGATCCTTCTGTTTCAGAAGGTGCTGGATGTACAACGTCTGCATTTCGGTAATGGTGTCGATGACCACGGTCTTGAACGGATGGTCGCCCTTCACGAGGTACCAGTAGCACTCCTCAAGAGCGTCAAAGTCCTCCGGCTGCAGAACCTTGGCCTCGTCTTCATCAAGCTCTAGCACCGAGTCAGTTCCCTGGTCATTGATGTCAATGAATAGGATGGGCTTGGGAAACGAGCCAGCGATAGTCGTTTTGCCGGTCCCACTGGGGCCGTAAAAGGCGTAGGATCGCGTGGGGTTCGCTTCACGCACGCTCTTGAAATTCGGTGTCGCCATGCTAGCCCTCCCGCTTCTTCTTGATGTAGTCGTTCTCGATGGCGTAATCCACGTCGCCGCCTTCGAGCTCCAGGCGACACAGTGGGTTGTAATCGCACCATTCGCAGTGCTGACCGATGCAGCGGGGCAGCCGTTTGCCGTGGTTGTCGGCCATTTCTAGCGCGTCCACGACAAACTCGTTCCATAGCACGCTCATCACGTCATGGTTCACGGGTTGGTAAACCCGGCTGAAGTACGACGGCAGGCTAGCGCGCGCCATCTCAAGCTGAGCCTGGCAATCCGCTTCAACGATGTCCTCGTTGTCATTGATGACCTTGTACACGGCCGCCGGCAGCGTTTCGATCTTGGCCTTGGACATGGTCCGATTCTTCAAGATCGCCGGCTTGGTGGGCTCCTTGGACTTGATGTAGTCCCAGACGATGCCGTGGATCTCGGGCCATCCCATGTCACGCAGTGCGTGAATATAGACGGCAGCCTGCACGTTACGCCAGCGATGATCCTCAGACGGTTTACGGCTGAAGCTCTTGTGCTCCACGAGCCAGCGAAGCCCCTTCGCTTTACCCACGGCATCGACGTAACCGATCAGCTTTAGTCCGTTGCCGATGTCGAGCTCGATGTAGTGCTCGGCCGACTTTTTCTCGCGGCGAACGAATCGAAGAGGGTCGTCCTTCCAGTATTCCCAGTACGCCTGCATGATCATCTGAACACTGCCGAGGATGTCGCCGTAATGCTCTTTCTCTTCCTCGAACATATCCTTGTGCTTGTCCATCCAGTCACGCAGTAGCTGAAAAGGGTCATCACCGTTGGCGTCGGCCTCGATCATCTCGTGCGCCATGCGACCGAATTGCAGAGCTCGCCGGGCTGGACGACGTGGCCTCAGCTTCATGACGTAACTGTAGTAGTACGCCAGTTTACAGGTCCGCCATTTTGTAACTTTCGACTGGCTAACTTTCATGCTCATCTCCTAAGCTCTCCCGTCCTCCCGACTTAACATGTCGATTCATGTCCGGGGTGGTCGTCCCGCCATCGCAACAGGATTTCCCTGCGTCCAGGGCACGGACGGGAGAGCAGTATGTTAGGACCCCCAGGGCCCAAGATCGGCCTCAGCTTCGAGAGGCACTGACATGTGGATGTCCAGGGTGGACATCAACTTTGGCTTGCTCATAACCTCAATCACGCGAGCAACAATACGCTCTTCTTCCCCCTCCCTAATCCAGAGCAAGATGGCGTCGTGGATTGCGCCAACAAATCGCACCTCGTTACGAGAGAACTCACCATAAAGTTGGATGAGGGCCATTAGGTTCAGGCAGTTGCCGAATTCTTGTACAGGCGAATTGATAGCCTGTCGCTGGGCATCCCAGAGTTCAGGGCCGTCCCCGCCTTGACATGCCGGCAGGTTACGCTTACGGCCTGACAGGCTGCGGACGTACCCGTGACGACGGCCACAGTTCCTCTGGTGCTGGTGCCAATCAACCAATCCAGGGTACATTTCAAAAAAGCGCTCACGGAATTTCTTGGATTCCTCAAGCGTTACAATCACCCCGTAGGTATCGCGAGCGTAATCCACGAAGAGCTTATGACCCATGCCGTAGAGGAAGCCGAAGTTTACGGCCTTAGCCCTGCTACGAGTGTCGTACCACTCAGGATCACACTTCTGCGCGAGGCCGGGACCGCTCATGCTAACAACGTAACAAGCATCGTTGACCGTCAGATCTTCGATGTCGCTAAGCTCATTCTGAACATGTACTCTGTAGGCCTCGACAGCGTTAACTATCTTCTTCGACCCCTCAATAGCTCCACCGTCACGGGCCCGCTCCATGAGATCAAGAGCTTTACCGCAGTGACCAACGGCTTTAAACACGTCGATTACGGGCTTAGCCCAAGAGACCTTATAGTGCTCAGCAAGAAGCTGCTTGGCCGTCGACATGATCAACGTGTAATCACCGCCAAGGCTAAGCATCTGGATGGCAGTGCGAAGGTGTAGGTCCTGCCCAAGCCGGTAGGCTTCCTTCATTCGCGGCTCATTGGCCATCTCGGCAGCAACGCGTAACTCGATCTGGCTTAGGTCAGCTTGACAGAACGTCCACCCTTTTGGCGCTGTAACCAGGCTACGAATGCGCTTATCTCTCGGAGTTTGCTGAATGTTCGGGTCTTCGCTGGCGAGCCGTCCAGTGACAGGACCGGCAATCTTGTAAGACGGGTGCAAACGGCCCTTGTGGATCATCCCCTTCCACTTAACCACAAAGTCGTTCAACAGCTTACCCTGCGCGCGGTACTCAAGTAGCGCTGCAGCTGCCGGATGGTCTAAGCGTTTCAGCACGCTCGAATCCGTGGAGTTGTTGCCGCTGTCGGTTTTCTTTACGGGGTCAAGACCGAGAGTGTCGAAGAAGAATGTGCCAACCTGCTGTGGGGAGTTCCAGTTGACCTCCTCGCCGGCTGGGATATAACTCTCCAACGTATCCAGAGCCTGGCATACCTTGTCGCTGAGATAGCGTTCTGCTTCGCCTAGCCTGGCCTCATCGATGAAGACGCCATTGTATTCGATCTCCACAAACAGGTTCGAGGTGGGCATCGTAATACACTGGAAATAAGCCCAGAGCTGGGGATCCCGACGAAGCTTCTTAGCGTATAGCAGTCGTAATCGGCGCGTATAAAAAACGTCGCAGCCGTTATAGAATGCCATCTTGCTCATGGAAGTAGCGCCGGTTTTCTCGTCGAGATCGATCTCCCAATCCGGCGCATTGAACCAAATCGTTGCGAGATCCTTCAGGCCTATTGGACCATTCTCATTGAAGAGGTGAGCGGCCAACATCGTATCGAAGCCTAGCTTCCACTCGACTCCGTAATGCACGCGCAGCCAGAGAAGGTCGAACTTGCCGTTGTGAGCGACGATCTCTACGTCCTCTAGGGCGACAGTCAACCGCTCGACCATGTCATCTACGGCATCCTCATTGTGCCAGACGTTGAACTTGCCGCCGACCGGAATGACGTATTGCTTTTTGCGGGTACCGAACCCGAGCACCAAGATCTCGGCATCTTCCGCCCAGGGATTCAGACCCGTGGTTTCGATGTCAAAGGCGACGGAGCCCCGGAGGTCAGCAAGGAGCTCTTGAAAGTGGTCCTCGCCGGTAACCAGCGTGACATTCACGTTCTCTTCACGCGGTATACCACCACTAACAAGGATCTCAGAAGCGAGGCGCAGATCGGAGTCGACCAGTCCACGCTTATCTGGGTACCTGCTGAGGTATCCGGGGCTCAACGTCGCCAGGAAGATGCGATCATCCTCTTCTATCGGACGACCGCGGGCCTTCATAAAACCCTTCACACCACGGACTGTCTCGAAAGCGACGGCGCCCACCATGATGACGAGTTCGTAGCCCTCCAGCTGCTCCGCGAGCTCTGGACGGCGCGCATCCATCATTCTTTTGGTGGGCGCCTTACCCCCATCGCGCGGGGCTGGGTGCGCATGGTACACATCAGCCTCGAGCTTGTGGCCCGCAATGAGGGTGTCGTAGAGCTTCCCTGGCTCCTGGGAAGCATATTCATAGACGATGGCCGCCTTGCCCATGGTGTCTCCCTGAGGTGTTTTACAGTGGAGAGCAAGGATAAGCCGTAACTTGTAACTGAGTCAAGCCGTAAATTTACGTTTCACGAAGTTTATCGAGACGGGCCTCGACCACGCGCAGGCACTTATCAAAAGCAGCGATCTCCATCCCGATGGCCTGCCTACCGTGGTAGGTGTCGCATAGGTCCAGAGATCGCTTAGATTGGTCGCACTGCTCTGAGATGAACTTGTGGACGGCCTCGAGTTCGACTATTGCTCGATCGGGTGCCATAGGGACCAGTCACTATACTCGCTGGCTCTCCCCAAGATGTCGACGGCACGGACCCGTCCACGAACGGTGTCCACATGCGCGGGGATGGGGAATTCTATGGAGTTGCCGAACACCGGGGACTGCTGCCAGCGATAGCGCACGAACCCTGTACCTTCGACTTCCAATTCGTAATACATCACGGGAGCGCCCAGGACAGGCGGCTCCCATGATGCTGTGCGAACGGTTTCGGCCCAACAGCCCCCGACATCTACTCCGCGCCGGCTGAGTTCGGCAACCAAGCTCAGCGTGCTGTGGTCGGCCAGAGCATCTGCATGCGCCAGTGAAGCGCAGATTAACAGCAGGGTCAGGACTAGATATCGCATTGTGCCTCCGTACTCAGGGGCCCTCAGCGGGGCCTCTGAAGACATCTACCGTCGCCATTCGGGGAATCTAGCACAGCATGGCTTAGATTGCCAATGAGGCTGGACAGTAGGAACCTCTACCCATAGATTAAGGGGCCGCTTGATCCTGCACGATCAGGCGACCCCTAGAACGTCGTCGCGCGCTACTTGCGCAACCACCAGAACAGGTCGATGAGAGCCAGTCCCATGACGGCCAGGTATTCGATGGGCATGTGTCACCTCCTCTCTAAGGTCTAACATGAAGCCGTAATAGCGTACTACGTTATTACGGCTTTAGTCAACAACCTTTTTACGATGAAGGATCCGCCCAAACAAGAAAGACCCGCAGAAGCCGGCGACAATAGCTGCGAGCGGTCGCAACACCACGTCCAGCCAGCCCCAGGGTACCAGACCGAAAGCCTTGAGCAGTATCACGATAGCCCACAAGCCCAGCGGTGATACCAGCCACCAATCACTCTTCAGTTTCATCAGTCACCCCCGGTATGTTAGTCCCAAAAATTGCCACGAAGAACGGCATGTGCTCATGGCGGATCAGTGCGCGCTTACACACGAAGTACGGATTTATTGCCGAGGTGGTCAGGCCAAGCTTGTTACAGAGGGCTTTTCGATCTCGAAAAGCTATAGCAATTTTCAACCTCTGTGCTAGCAAGTCTCGATTCTTGATTGGTGTTGACCCAAAGATCCCTGGAGATCCTGGTGCTGAGATATCTCCCTGATCAGGCGGCCACTTCCCTAGCCCTGGAAGCTTAGATCCATAGAGCTCTACCAGGCGGCAAGCCATGGGAGCCGATATCGTTCTGCTTCGAGAACGTAGGTGTCGTAAGACTTGCACTGTGGAACCAACCTCATCGAAAAAATCCTTCTGAGATAGGCCGTGCTCCTCAGCCAGATCAACCAGTGTCTCCGCGAATCTCTTAGGCCTCTTGACCCGAATATAACTTCGGGGATGGATACCAAGTCGCTTTGCTGCTTTTTGAGTGAGTTCGTTGTACTTTTCCCATGTACGAAGTGCCGGCTCGCAACACTCATCCGCCTCACCCCTCGACCCGTACCTCATCCCGCAGACGTAGCATTTCTGCTGCATGCCAGGCTCTCCTTCATGCGGCTGCGGTTATTTGAAGTGACGAACCACCTGAGGCAGATAGAGTAGTTGGAACGCCAGAACCTTTTTGTAAACGGTAAGACCTAGAAGGCGTCCGTGCCAACTTCCGACCTGGAAGAACAAGACCGACAGCGTGAATTTGCCGTCACCCTTGCTCGCAGAGAACGTGAAGGGCATGAATGTGAACACTACAACCTCCATAACTTGCAAGGGAGCCACAGCAGGCCATACTCGATGAGCATCCAAGGACGCACGATCTCGAGGTGGATAAGCCAACGCGGGGGCCCCATACGCTCGATCCCGAACAGGCCAAAACCGAACGTGTCACGACTGGTCGACAGGTAGACCCAGTGAATTTGGCACATTACTCGTGGAGTTCCTTTCTCAGCTGGGAAGCAATGCTGGTCCAGGGCGCGAATTTCGAGTCGTGCCAAACTCGAATGTTAGCGCCGAACCAGCGACCGTCAGAATGGCGAGCCCACCGAATCTGAATGACGTTGCCCAGCTTGATTACGCTCCACATGGGGAACGGTAGAAGAAGCTGGGTCAGCTCACAGGTTGGCGGCTGCTTCGGGATCACTTCAGTGTGCTTGGGCTCGTGGTACAGGAATGTACCTCCGCGCATGCTCACACCGCCGATATACTGAGCAGCCATCTCACAGAGCGGGCAGTTCATCAGGAGCCTCCGGTATCAGTAGCCTTGAGGAACGTCGAGATCTCCATGTAGAGGTTCTTCTCGACGTGATCCATGGTATGGACGGCCATGTTGTCATACACCTGCTGGAGCAGGCTACGAGCCAGCACGACCTCTGACTCGTTGTTGACCAGGCGAGCAGTTAGCTGCTTGGCCGTGAACGGGGCGCCTTCAGAGTCATGAAGGACACCATCAATGATGCGTTCTTCCATCCTTGGTCTCCTGGGAAAGGGTAACCGATCCTTCAGGCTGCTCGGAAATTCCGTCAACGGCAGGATCCGTAAAGCCACGAACTGCGCGCACCATCTCGGCAGCACCCTCGTGCCAACGCCGGCTGTGGTCGTTCTGGCTGCACTGAACCTGCGCTATGAAGAAGAGGGTCATCACGTCGTAGAGTGCCACATCGACGGTGTCCTCTGTGACTAGGTTGCCCAGGGCGCCGAACGCCGGCAGAGGACAGAGCCAGATCATGGCCTCAGGGTCGAATTGGCATTCTTTGCCGGTCGCCAAGTCGACGATATAAAAGGCAGCCTGCCTGTGATCGATGGCGCTCTGGTGAACGCCCACGTAGAGCTCACGCATTCTTCTTGGCTCCCAGGTTAACGAGGTGCTTACGCGCATGCCGTACTAGGTCGATCTGGTACACACAATCAGCGTAGGCGTTATGCTTGTTGTCGTTGTAAATGTCGGAGAAACTGCAGCCTACGGCGTGGGCCTCACCGGTCAGGGTGCGGACATCACGCCACTGACGGAACGGGATGGGAAATTTGTAGTTGTTGCGGTGGAACATCGACTGCAGGATTACACAGTCGAACGAGGGACTTTTGGCCCAGAGCAGGCAGTCAACGAACCTAAGGAGATACAGCTCCAAGTTGGTTACGAGTAGCCGCTCGTTGTTCACAGGCTCCGGCAGAGGATGTTCCTGCATGGACCACATGCGCACGGTATCGTAGTCGTAAGAGGCCCTCGGGTCGGGCCTGCAGGTATCGTGGAACTTGGGGTGTACAAGCTCGAAGCTTTTGAAGCTGAAGGGAACGACGGCCACCTCGAAAACCGCGGCATCCGGCAACTGGGACAGAGTCTCTATGTCGAGCATCAGATGAATGTTGCTCATTACAGACGCCCCTTCAAGATGTGAGTAACCTCACGCCTCAAGGACTGGTTACGAGTGCGATACACGGCGGCCTTGATCTTACGGATCATTTCTGTGGCCTTCTCGTGCTTCTCCCGAAACTCTCGACAGTCATCCAAGACGCTGTCAAGCTGTCCCTCTAGCTCGGCAAGTCGGTTTACGAGCGGGTTCTCAGAGCACTGAAGGGTGTGATGGTACATGGCGAGGGCAACATGGAGTTGCTGGCTTTCGACGCTACTCATACGAAGCCCACAGTGCATGCACTCGTAAGCAACGCGGCTCTCATCTTTTGGGGGCTCGATCCACTGCCCGGTCTTTTTGTCGATGTACTTGTGCATGCTAGCCCACCTCTTGTAGCCGGTGAGTCATGAGCTTGCGCTGCTCGACCGGCATGTGACAGATCACGCGATCGACGAATTCGCGCGCCACCGGGGGGTCCAGCTTCATGATCTGCGCCGGAACACCAACACCGCTGGTGGTCATCAGCATTGCCATCTTGAGAAAATGGCTAAGGAACAGGCCAGCGCTGACACTTCCCATGACCAGCTCGGTACCGGTGTCGGTCTTCTTGTCCTGAATCTGGATGGCGATACGACCAGCATCATCGATGTAGAGGGCCACCATGGTGTCATCACGGATTTCCATCTCACTGTAAGCGATGGGCACCAGCGCAGGCGGCTTTCCGGCTTCGGCGGTGACTTTGTAAGTCTGGCCTTCATGCTGAACGATGTTCATTATGACTCCTTGAGTTCTATCTTCTTGATCTCAGCCTTCAAGAGAGTGGTGGCGTCTATCAGGTACTCGAATTTGCTCTTGGTGGTGTACAGCCAGAGGAGCCGTTGGATTTGGCACGTCTCGCTGTTGAAATACTTGGTGACTCTGTGCTGCTCGGCAGGATTGAGAATCACAGTTGGCGGTGGATACCAGCGTCGTCGGTATTTCTCTTCGTGCTCCAGGTACCACAGAGCTTTACGGAGATCCTGCAGCACCGGGTCTGCCTTCAAGCCTGCTCGGTTCAGGTACTTGAAGGCGCTGCCAATGGCGAAGTTCATGTGCTCGACGATCTCGATGCACTCAACACCGCTTGGATGCTGATTGTAGTGATCCGGGTGGTCAACCATTTCAGCCATGCTAGAACTTCTTTCCACCGTGCCGATGAGGGCAGTATTTGGCGCCATGGCCGGTTGTGGAATATGTGAAGTCACAGACCTCACACATCACAAGTTGATAGTTCATCACTTGATCTCCAGTTCGAGAATCTGCTCGGTGATTCCGTAACCGTGCTGGTCGGGGATGGTGAAGACGAAGTTGTCGCCGCTGCGCTTGCAGTGGCCGGAGAAGCAGGGCCCCAGGCCCTCGACCAGGATCACGATGGCAGCGTTGTAGTAGTCAGCCAGCTTACGAAGCTTCACGAACTCCCAATGCCGGTTGCAATAGCTGCCGGGGATATCGGGGACGATGAGCACGTCGAGGGACTCTTCCTCAAGCGTGATATCGACCTCATCGATATCGAACTGCCCCCTGTGGATCATGGTCTTGAACCCGGCCTTCATCAGGGCTCGACGAAGCAGGCGAGGCTTTGGACTACCGGCCACGGAGGTGATGTGTTTGCGGGCGAAAAGATTCTCGAGGATCCAGTCGTACTTCACTTGTCGTCCTTGGGAGTGGGGGCAGGCGCTAGCCCACCCCCTGATGGTCAGTTGCTGGCGCCCCAACCAGGCGGCACCATGACGTAATGGCCGTCCTTGCAGACGACGCACACGCCACCGTGGAAGTTGTCGAACACGCAGCCCTCGGTGATCTCGCACGTCCGAGCATCGTTGGTGTCGAGGCTGTCGGGCGGATCTCGGTGCAGGTACTGCTCGAAGTTCTGCGCGAGCAGGCTGTAGGCGTCCTTGGGCGGCGAGCCGTCGCCGGGCGGGGGTTCCTGGTCGGCGTCGAACTCGTACCCGCTGGGGTTACAGGGATAGTAGTGCCCACCAGGATGTCCGCGTTCCAGCGTGCACCAGGCATAGATCCAAATACCAGCCACCTGGTAGCAGCGGCGAAGGGCGCCGCAGATCTCCTGCGGATCGTCGTCCTTGTCCGCGTGCAGCGGCTCGACCTGCACGATCACGTGATCATTGGGTTCCACCACGTCGCCATCGCAGGCCCAAAGGCCGATGAGGACGAACGCGCAGAACAGGAAGATGAGCAGTCGCATGTTCACTCCTTTCACACACCGGGAATAGGCCCGGCACCTGTCCCTCGGAAGAAGGGAATAGTCTAACACGTAATTACGTGTAAATCAACTAATCTTGTTACGACTTTCCTTCGCAATAACGCGAAGGGACTTTTGACTTCTGCCGCCTCCCCAGAACCGGAGGCCGCACTGAGGCAGAACTCTCCGGAACAGGGCCTTGAGCGCATCATCGCCGGTCTCGCCAAACCACTCTATACCCTGCTTACGAGCCTCTTTGAGTAGAGCCTTAGCATCGATGTAGGACTTCCCCTCCATGGTCACCTGAGCCCACTGAGCATCGATGAAGTTCTTCACCTGGTCTAGGTTGGCTTTCTCGCTGGAGCTATTCCCTTGCTCGATGTCCTTGGTGGTCATGTCGATGTAGCCGTGTATCAGAGGAATCATGCGGTTGGTAACGAAGTGCCCGTCTGGGATCTGATAGTCATCGAGATCCTTTAGCTCGTACTGCACCACGGGCGGGAACTTCGCGAAGTTGCACTTGGTCATGTAGAAGTATTTGACCTTCGGGTCTTCTTTGTCCTCGCAGACAGCGATGACCGATCGTGCACGGCCCACGTAACTGATTGAGCCCATGCCGTCCATAAGGTGGTTCGACGATCCCTTGGCAGAGCTCTTACGCTTGTGCCGCAGGGCCAGCACGGACGTACCTTTGTCGAGCATGGTGGCTAGTATACCGAGGCGGTTCATCACCTCATTGGCGTCATTCGAGCTGTTGCTGTCCACTTGCGTGGTGTAGTTGGCCAGCATGTCGAAAACGATGAGGTCGGGTCTATGTTTGCGCACCGTGGCCTTGATCCGCTCGAATCCCTCCTCGGTCAGCAGGCTCACGGGTGTGGTTATCTGGACGAACCGACCGGCCATATACTTATGCAGGGCGTCATAGCCGTTGCCCTCATAATGGCCAAGTATGTCCTCGTAACGCTGCAGGCCGATCTCTGCCAGCGGGTTCTCGAAGTCGAACGCTAGCACCTTGGGACTTTTGACCATATCAGGCAGCCGGCCCTTGGGCAGCGGCATAGCGTTCTTGTCTTTGTCGCGGGGGCCCTTGTTCATCAGCAGGGTGGCGACCATCCACTGCATGAACGTGGACTTGCCGGCACCTGGGTCTCCGTCGAACAGGGTGAGATGACGTCGGGCCAGGTAGGGCTCGTACACCCATTCAATGGGCCGCTTCTTCGTCTTCAAGAGATCGACACTCTCAAGAGCGCCGAAGGTCATCTCTTCTTCATCAGGCTCTAGCAACTCATCGATGTCAATCTTGCTGAGCGCGTTGTCGACGATATCACCAAGCCGCTTAGCCTCATCCTTACGACCAGCGAACTTGTTGAAGGGCGACGTAGCAATCAGATCGTAGATCTCATCCTCGTTACAGCCCTCTTCCATGAGCATATGCGCAAGGTTGGCCAGAGCATTGGAGCGGTCACCGAATAGACGGACCTGGTCAGGTTTGGCCGCCAGCATCTTGCGCAGTCTCGGCCGGCGCGTCTTCTTCCACAGCCGATACCGCAGGCTCTTGCGTTCCTTCGCAGGGGACTTTTCAATTTTGTCGGGGGAGACCCAGTCATCGAAATGCTCGACTGGGTAGGTTTGGCCGCTGCTCTCAACGCACTTGATGAAGAATCGGTCTCGGTACTTACGGTTACGTGTGTCGATCACACGCATGAGCTTATTGGCCGCCCAGCCACCCTTGTCAGCCTTGAGCACCCTGGTCAGCTGCCGGTTCAGCTCAGAACTGTATTCGCCGTTCTCGATCCGCCAGTAGCCCTGGTAACACCTCCTGCTGGTCTGCACCAGCAAGGTAGGTTGTAACTCCTCAGGGATTATAGACGGTTCCATGTTATCGAGGTCAGCCCATAGCCACACGCCGGGCACAGCGAACTCGGGCGTGGCCTTCTTTTGGCTGTACTTGTGCGGGCAGAAGTAGACCTCGTGGATGCTGTACTCCTCGAGGAACTCCTCAAGGGACTCTTCATCCAGATCCTTGAACCAGTGGTGCTGGAAGTTGGTGAGCTCGGGACTGCCGACCGTTCGGTTGGCCGTGGCCAGGCATATGTATTTTCCGGGTTGGTCTTGGAGGATGCGGAGGATGGTCGACATCTAGATGCCCCCATGCCGCATGCTGATCTCATAATTCCGTTGGGCCCAGTGGTAGAGCTTGGTAGCCGCCACCCCTAGAAAATCATCGGAATCATCAACGTCGACGAGAGCCATTGCCGGCGCAGATCGTTTCAGCAGCATGGATGGGTTATTCTCGAAAGCTGGGATTGAGAAACCAGTGTGCATGTAAAGCCGCATATCTCGAATGGAGAGTCCAAGGACGTTCATCAAAACGTGGACGTAAAAGAGGTGTGAGTCGCGCCGCGGATTTGGGTAGTCCAGGGCTGGGTGGTCTTTCAACCTGTCGACATACTCGGCGTCCATCCACTCTTTCGGCTTCGTGATCACCGTCTGAGCAAAGGCCTCAAGCCAGTGCTTGAACTGGCGCGGCTCCTTCACCTGAGCAGCTGTGCGCATTGCCTGGTGGGCCCAGATGTACTGGATATGATCTCGGTAGCGAGGGATCTGGCGGCGCTCAAGGCCTGTCTGGCGAGAGAGCTCGCGGTCGGAGATGATCAGCATGGGCAGGGCCTTCCTTGGCTGAAGAGTTAGGGGACGAAGTATGGGACGCGGCCCGTGTGGCCGTCAAGGGATTATTTCGCACTTTTGGGCAGAGGGACTTTTCAAAATCTCGAGGGGACTTTTCGATTTTTCGAGGGGGGACTTTTCGTTTTTGAAAGGGGACTTTTCGTTTTTCGGCGAGGGGACTTTTCAATTTTGAGAGGGGACTTTTGCTTTTTAGGGGCCATGGTGGCCGGTTATTCCCAGAAATGCCGCGTAGGGGGTCGCGGGGGCCAGCCCCTCCCCCAGGGTGGGGGTAAAACGCTGAGAGCTCCTGTGCGCCCCTCTGCCGGCCGCTAGCCTCTGGCCTGCCCACGGTACGGCCGCAGGGCTGAACGATTGACACAGACGGCCGTGGGCCGCTATCCTCTAATGGTTGCCCCTCCCCCATGCATGCCGAATCCGACGAAAGGCCTAAGCTATGTGACCGCGCACAGAAACGCCCCCGGCCAGGTTGGCACGGGGGCAATTTCTCGGCGTGTGGTTGGCCTATAACTCCTCTGCGGTTACCCTCAGCACGGGCTTGCCCGTCTCATTATCGAAAATGATGACGCTATCATGCTCCGTACTAACTGCGTTGTAGCCGTCTCCGGTCTCGTCATCGTCGAAACGATCGTTGTTGACTTCGTTGTCAAGCCACCCACAGAACGTCTGAGCTAGTGTATTTTCGGCGGCCATTACGGTAGCTCCTTTCTATCCCAGAACGTGACAACGCCCCGGCGATTGTTCGTAAACTCTAGTTGGAGATCTTGAGCAACAGCTTTTGCCAGCTTGGGCAGGGCAGCGCGTATGTGACGTTGCAGCGCCTTGTCGATCCGTTTCCGTAGTGTCTTCACCCTGCCCGGGCTAGTCTTTACGTTGATCGTAAACACGGGTCCCCCTAGCGTGTGTCTTCGGTCCGCTTGAATGCCGCGTGTGAATCACAATCGGAGCACCATTGATGTTCACAGTCGTTGCCTTCGCTGTAGTCGTCGATATAGTCGCCAGTGTTGGGATCGACCCATGCCTTAATCTGAAGGTTGGAGCCACCACACACGCCGCACACGTAGACGGGCGCCTGTGGCTCTAGTGCCGCCTTGAGATCGGCCAGACGCTTGTCAGGCCCGGGGCCCTGGGTGGACACGAAGCGTTCAAGGTCGGGCAAACACTCGCGGATTGCCTTGATTAGCTTTTCCATCGTAAACCACCCTTTCAGATACTGGCGATGGCCTGTTGCAGGAGATCAGCGCAAGAGTCCGGGCACACGCCATCAATGCCATTGGTCGCGAAATCGGACCCGATAAAACCGCCGCAAGATTCGATTACGTCTATGTCCACGCGGTTACAGGTTGGACATAGTTTCTTTTCGCAAATCGTCACCCCATAGCAACAGCCGTTGGCCCATTCGCTATAGAGCTCGACAGCGCCCACCATATAGGCGCGGGCCGTGTCGGTATCCCCGTCCCATTCCTTATCAACGGTGGCACGCGGCATGTAGATATAGCCAGCCTGGCCACTATCCCACGGGCAGGAAAACCCTTGACCGGCGCGAAAGATGGTAGCCCCGTGGGAGTAGGCAAATACGGGAATGATCAGATAGTGCTTGTCCAGGATTCGCCAAAGGCGGCGGTTCAATTCTTCCGGCGGGGTATCGGGACCGTAACGATACCATTCCGAAAAATTGGGGTGGATTTCATCGGCCAGGGCCAGCACGAAGTCTTGTGGGCTATCGTAACCGTTTTTATCCGGGCTCGAATAGTTACGGCCCCAAGTCAGGAAC